ATGGAAAATAAAAAATCCAATTTACCTAAAGGTGGATGGGTTATAGGGCATATTGATTTGTCTGCATTAAATCAAACCTGTCGCCCCCAAAAAAAGATTCGTATAGAGATCCGACGGATAACAGATGCTGATTTAAAAGAAATCAAGGATGGTTTATCAGTCCTTATAGACGAAGATTTTACGCCTCGCACTTTAGATTTTTTTCAGAACCATCCATTACTACATTTGATTGTACCAGTACTGAAAGAAAGAATTCAAACTGACTATTTGAGCGTGGAATTATTTATAGAAATTGCCTTACTACTGTCTCAGATTCCTTTACTTGAAACAAAGGATATTAAATCTTTAATTAATGATACCTTATGTAGTGTGTATGATATTGAAGAGAGTCAGAATTATCCTATGATACCAAAAGAAGATTTTAAATTGTTAGACGAACTTAGATACTTATTAAACAAGTATTCTTCCAATAAAGGAAATATCCGAAATTTTGACCAAGATAATTTTGAATGGCAGTCTTTAATATCAAGAGAGGATTTTTTATCTGTAGATTATGAAGAATTATATGTAAGTAAGGATATTTATGAAAACAAAATTTTCCAATATTTCCACTTTTTCAAATTAGGTTCCCTGATATTACCCTCATATTTCTCCTTATATCGAAAGGTTTTTACTGAAGATTATCAGGTTGAAATTTTATATGATGAACTATGTGTAAAAGGCAATGTCGTTGAGGTAGTAACAGAATCAGGAAAAATATCTCGTGAAGCTGTTCTTGATAGAATGGATTACCCTTTAGCACTTTGCTATATTATAGCCTTAGACAAACTAACGGCATCGGGAACAATAAATGACAAATGGATTATAAATAATATAGACTATAAGTATATTCAAACTTTTCGTTCATTATGGTGGGATTGTTCTGTATATGCAAAATACAGTGAGGACTCAAAAGATGGTTTAAGTTTTGAGGAGCGTGTGCAGAAGAACTTAACATTAGCAGAGATGGAAACTGGAGAGAGACTAATCATGCCGGATGATAATGCCCCGAAAGTTACACTAAGAGGGCGTCCTGTGCTCTCATTCAGAAATTGTTTTTGTAGTAATGATAAGGACATTCAAGACAAATATATAGAAAAATTTAAAGCTATTGCAAAAGATGGGAAAGGAAAGAGAGTTGGACATATGATAGCCGCAGCACGTAAAGTAGAAATATTGAAAGATACTCCTTCTTTTAAAGAAGCCAGCAAAGAGCTAGGGGAAATAGGAGTTGAATCCGGTTATAAGAAATATAAACAAGATCCCAATATAGAAGATCAAGAATATAAAGAAATAAAAGAGAAATTACTTGGATTTAAAAAAGAGATTGAGGGAGGAAATGCCGAATAATTATATCCGTATCCGGCAAACATCAATGGCTTTTAATAGCTTTAATTTGAGTGGTATTTATTGTTATGGCTTTATAAATCAGATACTTAAAAAATGTTTTTATTAAGCTATTAAATGTTTTTTTAGTCTCATTTTAACCTCATATCTTTACGGCATCCTAAGAGACAGAAGCTGAGTCTCTAATATTGGGCATTTTGTTCAATAATAATTTAGGAGGTGGTAAAGTGTCAGTTTACAGCTTGCTATCACGACCACAAAAGAAAAATATTAATTATTTTTTAAAATGGTAAATATCAATAAAACAATCGAGCAGATTAAAGAGTTAGGTCCCAAGAAAGCGGCTGGATATTCCCTTTTAGCTATAGGGATTTTTGGAGGAGCCTATTATGTTTATAACTGGATTAAAAGAAGCAGTAAAACTGAAGAGCAAAATAACGCATCAAAAAATAAAATAGAGGAAATTGAAACAGCTTCTAACTTTAAAAAGCAAGAAATCGAGCAACTCCATGCCCATCGTAAAGAAGAAGAACGTTTGCAGACAGATCAGAAAATAGAAGTGATTAATGCGCAAAAAGAGGCAGATATTGAAAAAATGAAACTGCGGAATGAATTGCGCAAGGAAAGAGATGCTGCAAAAGCCGTTTCTACCTTTGTTGACGGCGACGGAACTGATAAAATTGAGAGCTATCGTGAAGCTATGAGAAATGGTACGGTAGGCAAGAACGTAGGAAAAGCATTGGGATTTCCATGGGTTCGTGAAGGTTTTGATACAGGTTTGGTCGGACCGACTGACAGTGGAAAATCAACTTTCGTCATGCAAATTGCCATTGCTATAGCAAAAGGGAAATGTGACATAAAATTAGCTCCTGAGTGGTACGACATACCACCGACATCGGTTCTCCTATTTTCTTTGGAACAGAGCTATGAGGAAATTAATACATATTATGGCTCCGTTATTAATAATCTGCCTATGCTTGAAATATATGCAGATTCCCAAATAACGCCAAAGAAGATTATTGATATCATTAAGGAGAAGAAGGATATAATTACCAGTACAGGAATGGTCGTTTTTGTTGACAATTATTCCAAACTGGAAGACAAGGCTGGTGTCAAAGCCATGAAACAGTTCTGTGAGGAACTGGATGACTTACGTAGTCAAAGTTTAAAAGTAGAGAAACCGATAACCCTTTTCAAGGTATATCATGTCAAACCAGACTGGAATCCAACTAAACCGCTGACTCCGGCAAGTGTAAGGGGAGACAAGAAGAATGTTTTGTTCACAAACAATTTTGTGTACTTTACCTATTGTAAACATGGATCTGACAAAAGGGTACTTGGTTACATGAAATTGAAACATGGAAATAAAGAGACCCTTTCAATCCTAGAATATGCAGGGACGGAAATAGATCAGTTTCGTTACGTAGGTAAGGGAAGCAAAGAAGATTTAGGAGAAGCATCTACAGAACAAAAGAGTTGTGATGTAAAGCAAACTCCTGGGCGAAAATCCGAATATTGCCTTGATGAAATTATGGTCTTATATAATATGGTGCAAGCTAAAGAATGTACATACGCAGAAATTGAGGCATCCTACGGAATAAAGAAGAGTATGATAAAAAAAAGAATACAGCGTGCCCGTAAGAACACTTTGACATAAATAGGATAAGATACACTGGCAGAAATTGGTACATTCTGTTAGAATCAGGGGGGGGACAAATTCCTTGGAATAACTGATTAGGATAAATTGTAATTTATTGATTTGCAATATAATAAAAAATAATAGGTGTATATTCAATTTGTCCCCCTCCCTACCTACCTAATTAGAAATGTGCAAGCCACAGTCCATAGTAGCCAATACACATCAAAACAAATAAGCAGTACCGCCCTAAAATGGTGTGTACTGCTTTCTCATTATTATTCCAGAATCTCGATAAAGAATACCCGTTTACCTTCATCATTCAATTTTTGCCTTTCACGAACAGAAAGGTATTGTGCCAGTTCTGTTGCTTTGGCTGTTTTACCTGAAAGTCCCAAGTTGTCGTATATCTTCTGTAACTTGGCCTTTACTTCCTGTTTGGAATAAAGCATGCCGGAAACGAACTCCTGTCTGCAAGCATCCCTTATCGGAGCCTGTGCGCATAAATTATTATAGGCACCCTCAACATCAACCTCACGAAAACCAAAACTTGACAAGGCATCATAACCAAGAGTTCCATACCACTCGTGAAATCTGAAATCAATGAACGGATTTTGTAAGAGTAGTGAATCATATTGCGGATATTGGTTTCTGAAATTCGCATATCCTGCAAGCCTGTCCTTGTCAGCTGCATTGTAGAACCACTGCTCAAACTGTTTTACCTCATCCGGTTTCTTCCACATCCCAACCGCAGACTGAATGCTCGTCAACAGTTGGCAGGAGTTATCATAATAGTAACTTCTCTGGTACCACCTGTTCCACATTGCCGCCATTACCAGATGATTGTAACCTATCGTCGTTTGCCCGTTCTCCCGTATAAGGTCAACATAATCATCCATAAATTTTTTCTCCAATGCCTTGTCTCTATAGAGTTGCACCAATAAAGTCTTGGCTTCCTCCGGGGCATTGTTGAAAGTGTCAAGAATCTTATATGTATTCTGCTCCATCATCTTCTGCTTTTGTTCAAACTCTGCTTTCGTCACAGTGGTAGGGTAGGTCTTGTAATATATCGTAGCATCATGACGGAATGGATTTGTATCAAGCCTCTGTCTGCCAAGAATCTGAGGTATATCCAGCATGATGTCAAGGGTCTGCCACTCCTTCCCTGCATTGATGAAGATATAGGTACTTGCATTGTCCGAGTAGAAATCTACACCTTCAAAAGATGACTTCGTGCAGAAAGTGAAAGGTTTGTTTTTGGGATTGTTCCTGTCCGTATCCAACCCGCCTATCGTGAATCCTTTGGGCAGCTTTGAGGACTGGCTTTCAGAACACAGGATAGTCACCTCATCCGGCTTCAGATTGTTTTGTCTGATTATTCTTATGATTGACTTAACCTCATTGAGAAATATGCAGGCTTCACGGGAATAGACAATATTTCCATTCACTATTTTCCTTTCAAAATAACCATTATTCCTATAACGTTGTATTAATTCCTCACATAGTTTTTCCGCAGTTTCACCGTTCTTCATTTGCCTCTCCTTCAATGTCGGCTCCACAATCACATCAGGATCCCATTCCAATTTATAGTAAGGAATGTTGGCGAATTGAGGTATATAGTTCAGATAGATGTCAGGGATAGGGGTAGCGGATAAGTAACAGATGCGTTTCACTTCATTGTCAAGGGATGCGAGAAAATTCATATCTGTACTACCCTTGAATGTCGCATCACCCATAAGACATTGGAATTCATCAACCACAAAGAGGCATGAATCCAACATATTATTTCTTCTAAGGACATCGAGAACCTTGTCCGATGAATCCAGTGTAACCAGTGTCTTGGCAGGTTTTGACAAGGGAGCAAATGGTGTGCTCCCATGATGATAATTCAAGTACGAATCAAGATCCTGTATCTTTTGAATTATTGCTTGCCCTCTGTTATTGCACAATGGGACATGAAAGTGAAAACTATCGGGGTATTGTCTGTGCTTCTCTTTCAACACCTGAAGTCGTGGCGAAATTACCACTACCGGAAAGTCTGAGTTGAGAAACAGGGATGTACCACCACAACCGGTTACAGTCTTGTTGAGGATAAACTTTCTATCCAATGGCAAAATTCCATTTAAAAGATTGGCATAATCACTCATATACCTACAACCTTTAGGCATACTAATTGTAATATTGTTATTATTCATAGCTATTTAATTATTTGTTTCATCTATAAAGGTTTGAAACTTTTCCTATCGCCATTTTACACGTTTGCGAGTAAACGGAACGCAACAATATTTTTTCTCTATAAAATCTTTTTCTTTTAGTAATAGTACCGATTCTGACAGAAAAAGTTGCATTCCATTATCATGTTTTATTCTTCTTTCGTCAGTTGTAGGCTAACGCCGCTTGAGTGGATTAACAACCTTGATATAGTTCTTCTAAAACCAGCCTCCGGTTAACTCATTAGGTTTTATTTTTCAATATCTTGGCATATAGGTTCTTTATTGGCTTTGATGAAATTTTAAAGGAGAGCTTATGCAGCATCTCCTTTATCTTTCCAGTCAGTCAAGACATTCTCAAATCCAGCATTTGGCATTGGATTTGACTACCACTTTGGTAAATTTCTGAAGTTCGGTTATCAATCCCTGCACTTCATTTTTTGTCGGTTCGGGAAGAGTGATATCCTGTCGTGAGTTTTTGCCGATATTGACCTGTACAGGAGAACACATCTTGATAAGTTCAACCATTTTGGGCAAGTCGAATTTTATCAGAGGTTCACAGGTCACATAGGTTCTCATTCCAAGACTCGCCAGTTTTTGCATGGCTTTGGCACGTTTCCGGGTATTTGGAGCATTCCTTACGATGTCCGGATAAAAGACATTGGTTTCTATGGTCGTACACAAAACCGATTTTTGCATTACAGGATGACTAATGAATTCCAAAAAACGTGAAGGGTCTTTGGATTGGAAAAGATAGTTGTTATTAAACAGGTTACAATAATCCAAAAAACAGGTAATCCAGTCCGAAGGTATGTCGAAAGCCCATGCGTCTGTTCCGCTGCCTACGAAAATGAAATTACCATTACCCAGGTTCACTTTCAGTTCCTTGGGGTCAATCCGTACCGGAAGCAGACCATCGAATTTTTTCATGTAACAATAGGGGCAGTCATGAAAACATATCCCTTTTATTGCATTCCACGTGTGGGTAACAAAAGGATACATGTTACCCCAGCTTTTTGTCAGTGCCATAATTGTTTTTTTAAGGGTTAATTAAATCAGTGTATTGTAAATATCAATGTTCCAAAGTTCTTCTCTTCGGTCTTATAGGCATTGCCTACATGGCTTCTGATTTCCTTTTCATCCATTGTGTCATCTTCCCAGCCATCAATGAAATACTCTGTAGCCAATCCTTCGTCAACACCCCATTTGCACATCCAGCAAGCTAACATAAAGATGCTGTTTCCCCTATTGCCTTTTTTCCAATACTCCGGATAGTTCTTCTTCCAGTGGGAGTTCATAATGCTGATGATGCTTTTGTCCGACACTGTTCTTGTTCCGGATGATTGTGGTATCTGCATCTGTGGCTTTATGGTGGGAACATAATGGAATGGTTCAGGAGAAGGGTTAACCCAAATATAAGGATCGTAACTCAGGTAATTTCTGCGTGCAAGGTCTTTACAACTTGCATCATTTCTGTTAGCCACATAGAACTTGTTTAGTAACTGATCGTATAAATCCCCATGTTTGGTCGGATCTGTATTGTCATGCAAAACCAAAGCTTTCAGTCCATTTCCACTGGGTGTAATGAAAACACTTAGAACGCATGGTGTTATTTTCAGTCTGTTTTCCAAGCTATACATATCGTATGGCGTTGCTATATGGTCAAAATCCAATGCTGTCACATGCGAGTATTCAATCAGCCCTGCACTGTTAAGTTCCCTGAATGTACCGTTATAGGCAACAGCGGGCAGGAGTCTGGCTTTCCATTTCTGCCTATCACTCGGAGCTACACTTCTGATATGCTCTATTGCTTGCTTCAATGTATAGCTATTAAACTCATTGTCATGTAATTGCATGTTTCCTGTACGAATCATCTCTATAATATCTCCTAGCTTTAGATAAGCCAAATTGTACTTTGTCCAATTAATCTTTTCTGTTAATGTTATTTTCATTATTCAATTTTTAAAATTAATAAATTGGTTATTTTCACAATGGTAAGGATTTTAGGGTCTTCTAAAACGTCATTTTTGAGGATAAAAAAGAGCCGCCATGCAATGATGCACGACGACTCTTTTAAAATATCTTCTATTGTCACTTCAACCTCAGTATCAAGGAATGGTTTCCGATTTCCAGTTTCGACCATTTCACCTTATCCGCTCCAAGTTTTAATGCGCTTGCCTTATAACACTTCTTGAATACGGACTGCTCGAAATGATAAGGATAGTCCAAAGGAGGTTCATACCACATTACCGGCAATCGGAATTTGTTTGAGTCGATGCCGCAAACCATATACGCATCTGCATCCAAAATCTCAGTATCATATTTAGCCATTCCATAATCTACATTTCTCCTGAATATGAGGTTTATTCGATTTTCAGTAATTCCAATATTGAATATCACTTTATCTCTTCCAATCCAAGCATCAATGTCAGATTGCACGGATGTTTCAATCTCTTTTTCTGTTAAAATAGCGGTGTCGTAAACTTTACCTACGACAAAAATCTTCTTTGCCAAAGGGGATTTGGCAACTTTATTATTTTTCTGTTTCATACTATTTATTAATTAATTGTATATAATTTTTCCATTCTTCTCCCTCTTTTCTCTGAATACCTATCTAAAGAATTTGCTACTTCCATAGCCCAAATACACGTGAAATCGGATGGCATGGAATACTCGGAAATAAAGATCCGGTGCCCTTCCGACTTTTTAAGAAAACACCATTCATAAAACTTCGGGTAATCAAATGCTAAACCGTAACCTTCCGTCCCTCGATAGGGAGGATCACAGTAGATTATAGAATTGTCTGGGATTTCAAGATTTTCATAGGAACAACATATCAACTCACATCCTTTCATGGAATCAATTTGCTTGTAAATGTTGGCTATGCTAGCTTGAACATAATCCTTGCCATCCGATGCGCTCACTCCAGAATAAGAATGATAAAAGATTCCATTGTAAGAAGCCATAAAACCAGTCCAGCCAAGTTCTCCCATAGAATAAGTCGTGCTGTCATTGGTCTTATAAGCCGTTTTTGCCTTTTCATAATCTTCTTTGCTTATTGTTTCCGGGTATTTTTCTCCATGCAATAAATCTTTCCACATGGCTATCAGATAAGGATTGATGTCGGCAGCTATTCTTAAACCATCTACTTGACAGATACTATTACAGCCACCACAGAAAGGTTCTACATAGTATTGTTTTTCTTCTCTGTTTTTCAATATGATAGGCGCAATATATTTCCAGATGCGCCTTTTACTTCCCATATATTTCATAGGAGTATGAGCTAAAATATTATCTGCATTAAGATGCGATCCGAATAGCATCTTAAGCCGATGTGTTCCACTGTCTGCCCTATCTCTTCAAACAGTTGGAATTTATAGAACCTGATAAAGCTTGTAATATCCGTGTAAAAATTCTTTCCGGCAAATTTTAGCGGATGTATCATTGGGTATCCACCAACAGTCTGAAGTTGGAAGGCTCCTATTCCCACTCCGGTTATCAAGGCCATATCCGAATCGTAGATAATCGGTTTGTCGGGGTTATAGTCGAAATCCCTGACAAAGAACATTCTGATTTCTTTCTCGCTGACTTCCTTGATTCTGAATTGTGCCATTCCAGAGGTGTTCTCATCTAATGTTGCCTGTACTCGTGATTCCATTTCTTTAATGCTCATATTTGTATTGAGCACTTCTCCGTTTGCTATAAAATAGTTTTTCATAGTTTAGTTTTTTGTGATTTAATGGTTAGTGTAATTCCCTGTTCTTTTTTTAGATAAGATATTAGTCCTGCATAAGAATCTACTCTCTTACGATCTCTCGGCATAATCGATAAAGCCTCCTGAAGCGTGAGGATAATGCAGAATCCGGTTTTTAAAGCATCCCCATACTTGCTTCGGAGTGATGCTATGTCTTTTTTATATTTCTCAGGGATAGGTTGTTTTGGGCTACTGTCTTTTTTCACGATAACACTTGGCACAGCATCATTTTCCAAGCGATTAGAAACAGAAACTTTTTCAGCTCCTAATATTCTGTTTATAAAATCAGTGAACATAAAAATTCGATTTATATTTCAGATATTAGGTTCTGGCAGGCTGTGAATGGCGTTTTAGCGATTTGGGAATAAGGACAAAAAATAACGCATCAAGATTTATGTCCTAGTGCGTTATCTAAAATTTCAATTTTAAATTATTCAGATTGCTGTTCCCTTAATTCTTTTATGTATTCCAACTCTTGTTCAATATACTCTTTCTTTCTATCATCCGTCATTAGTAGTTTTTTGAATGCCTCTTCTGCTTCATCCAATAAGCCCATGTCAATTAAAACATAAGCCCGTCTTCTATTTAGAAAGCTACGATAAAGTTCAAAGTCCTCTGGCATTTCATCCTCACTCAGTCCTTCCAGTCGCTCCAATTCATCATCTATTATGTTAATCGCTCTGACATCTTTATTGTTGGCTAAGCAATTTATATATTCAATATTATATGTTGTTATTTCCAAAGGCCAGATAATATCCAAATAAAAATAAGCTTTCTCCGGTAGGTCTAATTCCATATAGCTGAATCCGATAAGATAACAGGTTTGAAAAAATATCCATTTCTCGTCTTCCGTCATTTCTAGTCTTAGCAATCTTTCTCTCAGCTCATAATAAACATTCTCCAGATATACGATAGCATCCAAATACCGTTTCTGTTGAAACACATCATTTCCCCATGAATAATTCCATAAGACTTCTGGAACTACTTTGGCTATCATGTACTGTTCATCTTCTGTCAGTTCTTTCCCATTTTTATATTTCCTGACAGCTTTATCCATCTTTTTCTCAAACTTGGCAATTCTTTTCTTTGAATCAGTATGGTCATAAGCAACTAAAAAGCTGATAGTTTCAGGTATGGCTGAGGTTCTTGAAAAGTTTATGTCATTCTCATTTTCTGAAACAGGTTTCATGATTGAAACACGGAAAAACATGGTTTCTTCATCACCACCGGATTGTTTCAAGTATATTATTATACAGCTATTCTCATTATATATGAGGTGCTCTTCATTATCTTGTGTAGAATGATACGATACAGATAAGGTTACACTATTATTGAACTCGGATTTGTTTTCTTTATCAACCATTATGCTGCATAAATCTAAATTCCAAACCGCATCCGTTTCTGTAATAGAAGTTCCGGTTTTTCCACGTCGGTTTTCGGTGATGATATACAAATCAGAGATTTCATCTTTTTGAATATCAAAAAGATGGTCAAGTAATAGGCCTAATGTAACTGTGTCGTTCTTATTGGCTCGGAATTGAATACGTTCATCTTGATGCTGAAATTCCAGTTCATTAGACAAATAAGTACCTTTATTCAACGCAAAACGGGTTAATAAAGAAGTGACTATTTTTTCTCCTTTATCATTAATGTGCTTTTTATCCCACCGAGAGAGAATGGTGTCTGATAAATTTTCTATTAATTTTGACATAACTATTATTTTAAATTACTCATACTGAAACAGTCTTATTATTAGCTTCAATTTATAATGATAAAAAGTTCGTTAAGCGTTAAATAAATTTCATTCCATTTAAATTGTGAATCAAAATCAGAGGAAAATCCGTATTACTTTGTGAGCTCTCTTCCAATTTGTTTCCTAAAATTAACTCTATAAGTTTTACTATTTGTTCATCCATCCAATTATAAGCTTCCATAACGGTTGCCTCCGGATTGTAATTCAATAAATTTTCATTGTTAAATATAGAAATGGAATTGCATGATTCGACAATATTATTAAGGCTATTTAGAGCTAAGGTTCGTTTTTGTTCTCCTTCCCACAAAAACGGAGTTGTTACAATAGCATCATACTTTAGTTTGTTTTTCATCAATACTTTTGTTACCTGTGAAATATACGTGTTACAACAGATTCCACCTAAAGTAGAAAAGAGAATAATCTTCTGATCATTCTTCCGAATTTGTTTTACAATGCTATCAATAGAAATTTTTTCTTTATTTATCAGCATCATTCTATTTATCTGAAAATAAGATAAATCAAACCCAAATCGGTCAAATATAACAGACTCTGTTATATTTGATGCCCCAGTTCCAATAGCAATAATTGCAGTTTTCATGTTTACTTCTTTATTAATAGTTTCTTTGATCTAATACAATCCTATCTTATCTTTACAAACATCCTTTCTACCACAGTCTTTACAGTATTTTCCAATCCATACCTCATCAAATTGGGCTATAGCATTCTCTACCAATTCCGGTTCATCCGTAAATATACCCGCTTCAAAATTTCTGTTCTTTCTGCTTTTCATGCCTAATGCCGCCCCTGTAAGATTGGCAGAGCCGATATAGGTGGTACGTAAATCGAATATCAATATCTTAAAATGGATACGTGGACATAAGGAACGTTCCAGACCTTCCCATAACAAAGGATACCTGTCAAAATCATTTCTGAAGTTCTTTCCCGGTTCCTTGGCATGTAAAAGTCTAATTGAAACACCTTTCCTGATTTTCTGTTCCAACAAGGAAAGAAAGGGCTTAGATGAATTTCCTAGTTTGACATACAAATCTTTCAAGTCAGCAGTACCCATCCATAGCGTATGTTTCACTTTGGCAATTTCATCCATCAGCAACGTATAGTGCTGTTCATCTTTGATATAACGTATCATCTTAAGGAAAAATTTATCAAATCCGGTCTCCACGTACCTTCATGGTCAGATTTCCAACGCCATTTTTCGGCTTCTTCTTTATCAATATCCATTTCAATACCATGCTCATACATAAAACTCAAATTCAGCTGGGCAATAGCATCTCCTTGCAGTGAAGCCAAATAGAACCATTCACGGGCTACACGATAATTTTGAGTAACAGCAGTACCTGTAAAATAACAATGTCCTACTATCAGTTGGGCTTTCGCATCACCGTTTTCTGCCAACTCGTACCAATCGTCAAAGGTATATTCTCGCCCATCCGGTTCTTCATCATAATCTTCTTCATCCTCATCGTAAATTTCCGGAGGAGTGAAAAAATCGTCTATGGCTTTCTTTACAAAAGGAGAAAAAGCTATATCTTCTTGACAAACTTCAGTGAAAGTACGGACATAATCATCATTTAGTTCAGTAAAATCCTCCTCTTCCATTGAAGTGCCATAATACGTAAGGATAAGAGGCTTTAATATAGCAGCATCCGAACCATCAATATCCAAAGCCTTTTTAAAACAGGAATCCGCCTTTTCCATATCATTCATACCGATATACGTCTGTCCCAATAACGTATAAATCATCAATGGATTAATAAAAAACTCTTCATAAGGCAAAGCTGAACAAAGTCCAATAGCTTCCATGAAATATTTTTCTGCTAAAATGAAACGTTGTGTCCGTTTGTAATAGATACCTTTCAGACATGATATGACTAAAGCGAAAATCGGCCGTTCCTCTTCTTTCTCGACATACTGCAATACATCGTGTTTCAATACATTTTCTATCAACGCATATTGTTCTCTTTTCCAAAATCCGTAGTATTCAGATTCCGTCCAAACCCCGTCGGCTGTTATAAATCCCAAGATGTACATACATATATCAAGCTGTACCTGGGGACTATCTTGAAATTCACCCAAGAGGCTCATTATATTTTCCGAATCAAAAAAATATTCGGGGTTGATAGAATACATCAATGCCTGTTCACGATGCAATCGGGCTTTATGGTTATTACCCATTCTTTCATACAGGTCTGACACTGCACGATGATAGGCTTCCAAATTCTTTATTTGTATCTCCACAGGCAGCATACGCAAGTATTTGACAGCTTTGATAGCGTATGGCCTCCAACTATCGTCATTCCAGTTTCCCATCTGTAAATCACATAAGAAAAGATAGAACATATTCAGTTCTCTAAAGAAACTCATAGGCGTATCTTCCGAATATGAATATACAATTCTGGAAGATTCTCCTACCAAGAACTGAATTCCACATTTTTTTCTTCGGTCCGGATGCCAAATGAGTTTAAGCTGTTTCTCTTCGACCAACTTTAGATAATAGGTTTCTGTTTCTTCTACATTTATAATGTTTCTCTGTTCCATCTTATTGTATAAATTATATAGTTGCAGTCCATTACGGTTATTTCCATAGACGGATATTCATGTTCCAACCACCTGTAACGGATAAGCACTTGGCAACTATCCATCTTTCTGTTTTGTTCTATCTCTTGGTAAAATGCAGGAAATAGATTCTTTATCCATTCCAGCAACACATCAGTAGGCAGGACTATCGGAGTTTCTTTTCTCCTGTTCAGAACTTTGCGTATAAACATTGGACTCTGTAGTGTCTTTGGGGAATATTTTATTTCCCATTCCGGGCTACTAATCCTGATGAGCTGATGAAAACTTCCACAGAGTGCTTCCTCACAAAGCGGTTTCAGTGATTTCAGCATTTCTACAGTCATCTTGGGTATTTCCAAATGAGAACGATGAAAGATCTTGTTCTCAGCCGCTTTTGCCTGTTCCCTGTTGAAACGTCCATCAGGAGTTAGAAAATCCTTGGTACAGTATCTCATTTCTCGGATGAACCATCTTCTTGCCACTTTATCTTTATCAAGTCCGTTCAGGCAGTCAAAGTAGTCGTACATACTTTCCACCTTGCATTCGTCAAACGAAACCCGGCTGCTTCTGAGATAATCTCGTCCGTCTATCGTATTTGCACAACCACGTTTCTTGTAGGTAATATCAGCAACGGCTATATTATGCTCATAGAACGCTATTCGTATGGAATAGTGCTTGCTGCTGAAACGCTTTGTTGCAAGATGTGTTACCGATTTATATATGATTTCACTATTCATTTTTTCTTTTTTCCATGTCTTCCCAGATCTCTTTATAAAACCATGTAGACAGTATATGATAAATAGGTAATGTTCTTATACTTCCACAACGTTTACAGGGGTGTGGAACAGAATAGGTCGTAGCAGCATATTCAAAATCGGGTGCTACAAAGATTTTACCACATTGGGTGCATCTGAAAATATTTTTTCCTCTATACATATAATTCAATTTACTTTTTTCTTTTTATGACCACACGTAGAATAAGTCCTACAGCAGTGACTATAAATACACCTGTTGCTTTTCCCAGTTTAGCAATATTATTTGGTTTCATATATAGATTCTTTCTGAGGTAATAATTCATTAAAAGTACATTCAATTCTAAAAGGTTGTAAACTTACATCTTTCAATTTATCTATAAAGTCGGTGTTTCTTTCTTTTAAGATTAATAAGTTGTTGGGTTCATTAGTAGGCACTATATATTGTATCTGCTGTAAAAAATCATCCGTACAAATTCTGCTCCAAAATCTGTTTAATGGCTTTTCGTGATTTTCTATAATAATATTCACATTTCCCTCGGCATGCAAAAGTAATATATCATTAAAAAAAATGAATGCTGTAATTATATTCATTATTTGGAGTAACTCTTCATATTTCCTTTGGAAATTTTTTATATTACCTGATTTTGCAAAAAGTGTATTTCTGCAAAAATTTTCTTTGTGATTCCGAGGAGCCTTTTGTATTTCTTTCACGATATTATCAGCTTGCAATAACAACTTCGCTATACCTTCGTTAATTTTCTTATATGTGTTTCTAGCTTCAGCAATTCGCTCTTCATTAGTTTTGTAAGTATTAGCCAACAATATATAAGAATGGAGTGCAGCTATCATAACTCCAATTCTATCATCTTTTTGCCCAATATAAATTTGGTTGATTTTACTATCTATAGAATATAATATTTCAGACATAGAATATAAAGCCATTGATATGCCTAAATTGGCAAGGCTATTACATATATTTTTAATGTCAAGAGAGTCTTTAATTGTAATTTGTCCTTGGATTCCTGTAGCCCCCTTAAATCGGAAGTTTGGGGTATATCCACCAATTTTAGATTTGTCAAAATATAAATCTCCCTGTCTGTAGAATTCTTTATACCCTTGTGGAAAAACAACGGAAAATTCTTGTGAAAAATTAAGATTAAGAATATCATTAACAACCATTCCCTTTCCTATGATTTCTAAAAGATTTTTACGCTCTTCTTCTTGGATTTTTTGAATAAATAGAGGAAGTGAATAATCATTGAAAACATTATCTGTACTTATTGTTTCAAAAGAACGTTTAATTACCAATTCTTTGTGTTTCATATCTTCTTAAAATCAAAATATCCACCACTTAATATACTTTCATGCCCTTTAATATCAAAACCTTGTAATTCCAAAATCTTTGTTACTCGATTTTTACTATCAATAGAATCAAACGGTAAATGTCCAAAAGGCAAGTTGACAATAAATGTTTGTCCTTTTTCAATCTTCATTCCACCATTTAATGGAATATTTACTTTGGGAGTTAAAATAAAAGCAGACATACGATTTCTTATTTTTGACAAATATTGAGGTTACTTAATTTTTCGATTAAGACTTTCGATTGCTTTTTCCGGTTCTTTCATTAACCAATCCATAGTCAACAAAGCTGCCGGATAACTCATTCGACGTTCTGTTTGCAATTGAGATATAGAATAACCATTTGTTTCAAAATCTCCATTATATGATTCATCGTTCAACCAAGACAACAAATAATCATTAAGAGGATCGCTCAACTTAGACAAATCCTCTGTAACTAATTGGGCTGAGTAAGCATTATATCCTCTTCCCATCAGCACGTTATATATATATTTTTTTTCCATCATACCATTTGTTTTTGTTCAAATCTATCTAATACATCCATTGCAAAGTTACGTGCATCTATTTCTATAGATTGTTGCTCGTACAAACGTTGTCCAAGTAGTGTACTTGTATCGCCATGATATCCCCATTTGCCACCTTCCATTGTTTCTGCCCAACTGGAAACTTCGCTATGCCTGGGATGTATCTCACAGACATTCACATTGTAATCTTGATAGGCATGTCTGCCTTCGTGTATCAGTGTATCAAGTACTTCTCTGTACATATTATAATCATATTCCGATTGCTCTATATAAGAAGCATTTATGTCAATGCTCTTCGACTCAGGACTATATCCACCAAACAGATGTGATGGCATTCTTACGGCACGAATCGGACACGCATTCCTATGTTCTATATCTGCAATTCTTCCTTCCAATTCATTCAAGACACTCATCTTTTCAGATAATTCCAGTGCTTGCCAGTTCTCAAATCTGAGTTCGATGCAATCGGAAAGGACATCTGAAATCTGTTCAATTTGAATATAGTCTTGTGGAGCCTCCAATTGTCTATAGGTTTCAACTATCTCTGATGAATATATTTCAGAGATAGCAGATTCCCTATTAATGTACTGCGCTGCATCAATCTCGTTGAAACGCTCTAATATAAATCCTAATTGTTCATGCTGAGCTTCTTTCGACATTCCTTCCCAAACATCCGAAGGAATATTCAATTCCTTCAGATATTCAGTTTGGAACTTGTTCAATTCAGATAAATTTTCCATTTCGGATGAAGCGGAAAACTCTTTTATGTCATTGCACTCTTCTATCATGCTCATTTGACCTTTTTGATTTTAATCCAATGTTTATCCGGAGATAAAGCTGTTGAAATGATACATTGTCCAACTAAAAGTTTGGGAATGATTTTGCGTTGTTCCTTATTGATTCCCATAGACTCCCCTATAGCTTTACAATCATCTTCTGCGACTAAACGATGGGTAATCTTTATATTGGTATTCTTTATCGCATCAGGAATCAAACGAGTTGGAACTTGGTCTACAAGAAACATTCCTTCTCCATACGCACGTATTTCAGAAAGCATGTTGTTGAACATCATGGCTGATTTATATTGAGGCTGTTCTGGATTATCACACTTCATCATTACACGGTGTGCTTCCTCTATAACAGTAAGATGTTTACAGCCGTTGTCATTGAAATCAACCTTTCCTAATTCTGCTTTGGCTGTACAATATTCATAAAGGAATTGAAGAATCAGTGCCATAAAGAATGCTTTGTCTGTATCGTCGCCTACATAGGAAAGATTTATAATACATGGTCTCTCAAACAAATCATCCCAAGGAGTTGAATGTAAGGTATTCAGCATTTCACCTTTCCAGCCACGTTTTAAGCTATCTATACGAGTATTCAGGCAAGCCTTCATATTACGTTCTATGCGCTCTTCATATTGTCTGTTACCAATCACTTCATTTACAGACAAACTCATACTATTCAATGTAGGAGGAAGTGTTTTTTCAAATATCGGTTCTTGTGTCAGCCAATCTGTTGTCTTATTCTGATATATGGTATAGATGAGGTCTTCCATCAAGACTGGCAGAATATCGTACATAGGAAATGCTGCCGCAAAAGTTGACTTTAAGCGATCTATATGTGCCAGTACATTTGGTTCTTGTTCCTTATCCAACCAGACGATTTCAAAAGGATTAAGTTTCAGAGGCTTTATTTTTACTTCTTCTCTATTTGTCTTGTCTTTGTATGATTTACATCCGGGAATAAAGATAGAAATAGGATTATTTGGATGACATTTATTATATTCAACCGCCCAATCCACATACTCTGTTTTTGCAGGCTCTATAACCAAAAATGGAATATTTTCAGAGAGCTTGTTTAATATAGCTTGTACTGTATTGGTTTTTCCTGTTCCATTAATTCCCGATAACAGCGTATGTTTGGCCAAGAGACTGATGGGTAACTTATAAGATATTTCTGTTTCAGAACCTCCATACAATAATTTGCCAAAGTCAATGACGTTTTCTTCAACAGCTGTATCAAGTTGATTTAAGCTAAATTCCGGTGAACTGTCAATTACACTGATTCCTGGAACAGAACGAAGCGGGAAATTAATAAGATAAGATAATTCTTTCGTAGTAAGAACCGTCTTCAATTCCTTATAATGTTCCCCCAACGGATGATCAAAACGCTTTCCTTGTCGAGTATTTATCATCAAAGTCGGTGCACTTAAATGCCCTAAGCTCATTTCTCTCAAAGTCTTATCGCTAATATCATCTTCTTCGTCCAATATATTCGATATATCATGAATACGAATTGGTTCAAAAATAGATTCCTGCCCACTTAATATGGAACGTAACTGTAAAGCGGCTCCTTGTATGTCGGATTTCTTTTCCGCCATTAGATACGTACCGACTTTCCATAATCCGATAGCCTTTCCTGTTTCCAAGCGCTTGGAGTGATAGAACAGATGTTCCGATACAGATTCAATATGCTTGTTTACTATATTGCGACTCAGACTTTGAGATTGGCTTTCATTCGTTCCGTATGAATCTGAAGTACCATGTGATTCAGATGTGCCAATCGTTTTTGATGGTGTAGAATTGGCTAACATATTACCAATTCCAGACAAGCCGATGGTCGCTCCAAGCATATTGGCTGCGGTGGGAAGTAAAGCTCCGGCTGTATCAGTCAGTCCATCTAATAAAGCCCCGGCAGCAGGAAAGACAGAAGCGGCTAGTCCTAATCCGGTTGCTTTCATAGCCAATTTGCCAAGTTTTGAGAAATCTTTCTTTTGAATACTCTCATTTGTTCCTTGTGTATAATTAGTGGAATGATTAGTAGATGTACCTTTCGATAAACCTTCTGTTACATTCATTGACTTTAAAGACTCTGCCTGACCATTCATTTCTCTACATTGGTAAAGCATGGCATCAGCATCATTCGGTTCTATAGGGTCAGCCACTACCAAATAAGCATAATTCTTGCTTTTGCTCATTCCTGCCATCAGTTTATCAATGGTAGCGGGATAGAGGTTTTTATATTGCCCTTCCATAGACGGGATTCCGGTTAAGGCATAAATGTTCTCGAATACTTCATTCGACACATCTTTCTTGAATTGTGCCAAGCTTTCATCCGTTTCTGAAACAACCGTGGTTTGTAATCCTGGCCATGTGCCTTTTATAAATTCATTCAGATACTTGACAATACTTTTGGAGCGTATGTTTTCGCCTGTGGCACGTAGCCCTAAATACAATTTATTTTCTACTCCATTACCGACAATCAAGAAAAGCAATTGTGTCTCTTTAGGTAAGAAGCAGGAGTATAGAATCTTTTGTATAGCCGTAAAACAACTTTCGGCAGATTCCTCCAAGGGTTTGCCTATCTGCTTGATTTCAATCCATGTAGCTTCTTCTTTCAGGGTGCATGGAATAGCTTCCAATGAAAAGATTTCATTTAAGCTTTTGTCACCAATCTTTTCCAGATACTTACGTTCTGTACAAAACGACAAGGATTGCGACAAGGCAGTGGCGGCTAATACTTTAGCTGCCGGTTCTAATGTTTGTAGTTGATTCTCCATACTTTTAGTCAATTAGGATACGTGCTTTCTTTAAACTTTCTTTATAGCCTTGCAATAACTGATAAGTTGTTTGTTTGATGCTTTGTTTGATTTCAGCATTGTATGATATAGACAGGTCAATAGAATTGTAAATCTGTTTTTGTATGTCTTCCCACTCTGCTGCAATGGAATCATAAACTTTAATTCTATCCTCACGCCCTAACTCTTTTTGCATAGCCTCTTGTTTCTTTTCTTCTTCGGATTTACCAAAGAATAAGTTTCCCAAGAATGCCGCTCCACCAACAAGCCAAGCCAAAGGACCACCTAAAAGAATGGCAACTGCTCCACCAATAGCAGCACCAGTAATGGCACCAGCCCAATTGGAACTTTCGGATGCAATCTTTTCAGATATAGAATCCAACACACCATCTAAATTGATGTTTCCTGTTTGTAACTCTCCGATATTCATACTTGGCATTGATATGTTGATGCCTTGATTAGAATAATGAGCGACAATACTTTCCACTTTATTCTGTATCTCCTGTGTGTTCTCAGATATAGCTTCTTGTATATAAGTTGAGATTTTGGGTACTACTTCTTCTATTTCCGATTGAATATTATTGGAAATAGAAGTTTGTAAGTCATACAATGAGTAATCTTCCTGTTCATCTTTAAAAGAGGTTATTGTGCCACCTACCGTACTACAAATGCGTTCATAAAGTTCTGAACCAAATTTAGACAAGAATGTATCATAAATCATATCGGTGTTTTGCAGTCTGTTGATGGCATCTTCCAATCCTTCATCCATACCTTCTGTGCGTAAGTCCATACGGGCAACCTCCGCTACTCCTTGCGAAATAGTTAAAGAGGGGTCTTGATCTCTATATATCTGTGCTTCTGGTATATTCCAGCAACGGCTGACAAGTGGTTTAATGAAGTCCATTCGAGAAGCACCGCCAGTCAGAAATACTCCATATATAGGAGCATTATGAATACGATGAATGACAAAATCACTTGCCGCATCTTCTATTTCCTTGATGTAACCCACTTGTTCAAGTAGAGAGTTAAGTTCTCCCGGTTGGAACATCATCTTAAAACGGTCATCCTCAAAATCTTCATCTTCCAAGAAATCTTCGAAATTGAGTGTTTTTTTTACTTTCAGAGATGGATCAAAATAGACTTGTTCCTTTATCTTGCGTGCTTCAAAGAGTAAGAAAGGTACTAAACGAGCATATTTTTCTTCGAAACGGTGGAGTACCGGATTCCTTTCTTCGCATTGTTTATAAATATTTTTTTCAATAAATGAAGCTCCGCAGTCATAACCGTGATCTATCAAGTTCCTGTCAGAACTCATATAGGTAAAGTCCAAGGTACTTGAACCCATATCAAATACAATGGCTCCTTTCTCTATATACTTACCTATTCCAGATGTAACATCGTGTTGGGCACGGACAAAAGCAGCTCTTGACTCTTTTGTCAATCCAGCAATAGGAAGTCCGGCTTGTCGAGCCATCTGCAAATACAAGTCTTGAGTAGGCTTGTTCCAACCTGAAGGAGTGGCAATATAGACTAAGTGATTATTGTCTGTCAGCATAGCTGAGTTGTTCTCACGGATACGTCGATATACCTCTTGCATATAGCGTATCATTAATTTTTCCGCTTCTCCATTGATGTCTTTGGGAGCTTTCTTAAAACATACATGAACATCTGCCTGTTTTAATATTTCCGGATTAAATGCAGAATCTCCGATATAAGCCGTTCCATTATCCAAAACAGTGATAGCGGAAGGAATTACTTTTTTGTTTCCACCCATTTCCAAGTCTTTGGCAGGGTCTAATTGTCCTACAGGTGTGTCCCATTGTAAAGGACAAATGGCAGCAGAAGTTTCGCCATGTCCTAAGTCTATACCAATTATATATTCAACTTTTCTTTTTTCCATAATATGATTGTTGTTTTGACAAGTAGTTGTCAGATAGCTTGTGACTTTTGAATTAGAACTTATTGTATTAGAATGAGAATACGATTTATTCTCCTTTTGATTGGTTGAAAGATTCACTTCTCTAGGAGATAATGATATTATATAATCAATAACCGTTTTTATAGAAGTGTTTGGTAGATAATCTAGAATAGTTAATGCGTCTATATTGTATTTATCCTTAAGCATATGATATAACTCTACCACATCTACATCAGCGTATCCTAAACTATTCCCCTCTTGAATATTTATAGAAGAGGAACATTCTTCTATTGTTTTTAAAATATTATTTCGTAAACGAGTATTTGCAAAATCCATAATTCTTCCAGTTTTATTACAATATAATATGCTTTGTTAAGATATCTCCTTGATGAATTGCTCCTTTATCCACATCAAGGAGAATACCTACATTATCTCCAAATTCGGCAGTAGGTAGATTTTTTCCAAACATTTCTATACCGCATACAGTTGCTTCTATCTGTTCTATTCCCGATGATATTGTAACTTTATCTCCTATAAGTATAAATCCACTTTCTATCCGTCCTACTACAACAGACATACAAGAATAGAGTGTATTATTAAGATTCATAGAAAAAACATCTTCTATTCTCATGAGAAAAGGCTTTTGTCTCAATCCTAGAGTATCTTCACCATCCGTTATCCGAATAATATTTTCCTTCCTAATCACAAATTTGACTTGACAATAATTACAAAATCCCATGAATTTATAGTCCTCACCAACAATTGGAGACCATTCCTTTGGTTTACAATCTATTCCCGAAAAACGAATGAAGCATTCGGGTGGAAAGGTTTCAATTCTTCCGTCAAGAGTCCTCATAACAGGAATGCGATGAGTATTATACCCCATACAGTATGGGCATTGTACATAAGTTCTCATATCTATCTTTCTAATTTTCTGGAACAAGAATACGTCCTTTCAAAACCACATTCTCGCATTTTACAATCGCTGGCAGAATTTGAGTTAATTCCGTAGTGTTGGGATTCTCTATTACATCGAACCAATGCTTATGTTCTTCCGTATAATCTTCAACTGTCAAGTTGTAATTATCCAACAACTCAGCCATATCCTCTATACGTTCTTGAACCTTTTTCAAGAATTTATCCTCCTCACTATGAGCACGTTTATATCCGATTACAGATTGAATACCTTCCAGCAAGAAATGATATTCTTTTTCTAAAGTAGGTTTTTCCTGGCTTTCATATTTGTGTACCACCCTGTTGATTTGTGCTCTGAAAGTATCAATCAAGGAATCAACACTCTTGCAGATATTCTTAATGATGAACAGAAATACATCTACATTCAATTTGGCTTGAAGCAATTTGGGCTGTTCAATCACTTGTGGTTTGGCTATAGGCTGAGAATTCATAGAAGAAGCGCAATACAGCACAACGGCTGTCCCAGCTATAGCACCAAATACGGCTCCCCAAGTGCCAAATACAACACCACCAAGACCACTTCCTACCGCTGTACCAACTAAAGCCATGGGATATTGTTCTTTCTTCAATCCATGTCTCATTGGAGTCTGTGATTTTATTTGAGGTTGTGCTTGTTGGAAAGAAATATTTGGCGTTACCTCTTTAGTAATGGCTTGCTGAGCATTTAGCAAAGACAATGCTGCTTGAAGCATATAATCTTCTGCTTGTGTTAGGTTTTGTCTGTATTCACTTTCGCTATCAAACAAAACATTGAAATAGTCGTTTACGATCTTTTGTACTTTAGCCGTATCTTGCGGTAAGACCAAATCTTTCAGTTCTTGTTCCAGTTTGTCCTTATTCGACTCAAACATGGAAACTAATGTGTATCCATTTTCCATAAATATGTGATTTTGATTAATAATTTCCTTGTAACATCTGATTCTCTATTGTTCGGCATCTCTCTTCCGAAATCCCCAAGGCAACTCTTAACTTTTCAAGTAATCTTCTTTCTTTAGAAGATATTTCTCCATCTTCTTTCAAACAAGTTTTGTATTCTTCCAGATACTCTTGTTCATCTTCCGTCAACTGAGGTACAAGAAGTTGCTCTTCCAACTCCTTAGCCCGTATCTCACTGATACTAAGTTTTACTCTAAGTTTCTCCAAGATGCGGCGTTCTCGTGGAGATATGTTATTATCTTCTTCCAAGCATTCCTTTAAGAGTTCCACATATTCTTGCTCTTGTTGGGCATTGTTGTTATGGTTTGTGCTTTGAAGGCTGGAAACTATATTGCCTATATTTGCAGATTTGATTTGAAGTTCTTTTAGCCTTTCTATTGCATCTTCGTCATCCAACTCAGCAGCTTGTTGATACAATTCAATCGCTTTCGCATAGCTTTGAGGAACACCTAATCCTTTTTCATACATATCTGCCATATCAATAAAAGCATCCGAATATCCTCCTAACTCTACAGCTTTAGACAAATACTCCCAAGCTTTTTGATAATTCGTCTCCACCCCATCACCTTCTTTATACATACATCCAATCTCACTTAAGCATTCTTGCCAATATTGGTGGCTTAAATCGTCCGAATTGAAATTTTCACTAAAATCGTATATGGACAAGACTTCATTGGCGTATTTGAATGCTAATTGGCTATTCCGTTCTATTCCCGGAGTATTATAATAATGGTATGCAAACATAAAATAAGCTGCGGTAAACTGAGAATACTCATCCGACAAACGATGCATCAGTTCCCAACATTGCAATGCCCCTCTATATTCTCCTTTCTTTTCTAATATCACACATGACGATAACAAAGAGCTGTATCGGATATCGTTATAGACAGTCTCCCAATATTCTGTTTTTAACAGGCAATTCTCCATTTTCGATATAACTGGACATTGATCGCTTATCTGTCTTTGATGAGCTGCAATTTCCGGAATGTTGTTATCAAAAAGAAGAGAACGATATAGCAAAGCCACAAATCTATATTCTTCATCATCCAACATATTGAGGGCTCTACGGATGAATGAATCACCGCGTTCACATAAAGAAAAGTCTTCCGGATGTTCTTTGGAATAGAAAAGACAGCACAAAGCATTCAGATAGAAAAATTCAGATTTTACAATATCATTTTCTATAACGATAGATTGTCTTGTAACATCGTCTATAAATGATATGGCATTTTCTATATTCTCAATAATTTCAGTCTCGTTATCCAAATAGTCATTAAAACATTTCAAGAATTTTCGCTGTCCTTTCTCTTTCGTTGTACTTTGCGACTCTGAACTTGAACTTGTTTGCTGGTTCCTTGCTTGTAAAGCCTGTAGTTGAAATGGTATATGTTTTCTTTTTAATATGCCTTTCGCAGAATCAACTTCTTGCTCATTCATCTGTACCTGCAAGTTTATGGGCATTGCATCATAAAACCTAAGAGCATCTGTTACATTTGCTGCTAATTTGGCTTCTACTAAAGCGGATGCAAATTCGTATTTAGTTATGGATAATTTATGCCTTTCACCCAAAATAAAACAATAATTCCCTATAGAACGAAAGTTAATGAAATTGTTTGAGCTGTTATTATTCAATGTAGCGGCTGTATGCTGTATCAAGGATGGGGAATGTAAAGGTCCTTTTTGAGAGACTTGTTTACTGCTGTGTCTTATCCATTTATGACCACACTTCGGACAATTGAATTCATATTTAACTTCATCAAAAATAGTTTGTTCAATATCATTGGCCAAGCCATTCAGTTGGTCATCCAATAGAACATCAAGGGCAAAACCTATTGAACCTCCAACAAGTGTTCCTGCACCAGGGATTATAGATCCAATAGCAGCTCCTGCTGCTGTCATACTTCCTTTACGAACAACTTTTCGTGTTGCTTTTCTCGCTATGGTGTCAACCTTCTGGCCTTCTACCCAATTCCCACATTTAGGGCATTGCTGTCTCATGGCAATTGTATTTTAACAGCCTATAAGTCCCCAGAATTCAGCATTTTTATATATAAAGCAAAGGCGTGAGGACTTGTCTGCTATTCATTGAAAAACAGGCATCGCCAAACGCCTCCTCAGAAAATGAATGTAAACAATACTCCCACGCCATTTTGGTATGTAGATACAGCATGGGCTGTACGAACATATACAAAACAGATGAGCGTCATGTTCCTTCATCCTTTCTGAGTCTGAAATTGGCGATTTCGTTTTTCAGGACGAAAGCAAAAACGCTTTCACTATCATTCGGTTATTTCTCCTACCGAACCTTGCAAATATACGTTTTTAACTTGAACATGACGCTCCTTTCCAAGAGTTTTTTTACCTTTACTCGCTATTTAGTACAAAAATAGGATGATATATCCTTTCGTGAATACTGTATCAAATATATTTTGGCGACAATATGAAGAAAGTATCGAAAAGCATAGAAATTGATACTATTATGGATGAGAAACTTAGAATACTACAAAGTCTGATAGAGAGTGAAATGTTCGCTTCCTCTCCGGCAGCGTTTGCTAAAGTTTTAGGCTATAAAGGGAAAATGACTATTTATCGTATTATTAAAGGAACTATTACCGAAAAAACGGTAAATGAGGTATGGGATAGACTATTGACTCGGTTTTTCCTTGAGGAAGATATGCTCTATTGTCTTTATCATATACTTCAAGCGAACCGTTTTTTTTCAGAACTCATTAAAACTGAAATGAATATGCTTCATCCTCGTTGGATGGAGAATCTGTTTATATCTTTGTTTGAAGGCGATTATATTTACTATTCGCCGGATTTCAAAGAAAAAGTCGTTCCTATGCTAAAAGACTTAAAAAAAGATACTCCTGATGTATTTTGGGGAATGGTGGCATTATTCTATATTAGACAAAAAGACATAACCCCCTATTCCGGTATTTTCAAACAAACAGAATGCGGATTTTTAAATGACCTCAATAAACTATTATCTTCACTCTATCCGGAAAACAGCAATGCTTATCAGGCTGGCATTCATTTAAAGTCAGTGGCAGAAAGGTCCGAACATACAAATAGTTTTTGGTGGCTACTTTATAATGGACTATTGTTACTAAGATATTATGCTGAACCGGATTTTATTCGTTCTGCCCTTACGGTTCTGCAAACATTTGATTGGCCACATAGAAGTTATTGGGTAATTCCTGGAACTGCTTATCACCCCAAAGCACGAGTATGGGCATTGATTGAAAACAAAATGGATACTGCCACTTATGGTTTTTATATAGTTTTATGCTTGGAAATGGGTAAAAACACGGAGACATTTCATCTGAAAGAAACATTTGCGTTACAATTTTTGTCTGTCACTTCGGAAGAAGACTGTCCGATAGCCCAAGTCTACAAATTAGTCAATCAAAAGAAAGAAATATGCCATTACCTTTATGATTATGACTCTGATGCACAGACATTGCATTTTTCTTACAATCCAGAAGTCGGCAATCTCTATAATCTACCTGAAGCCATACATCTGATAAATTTATCAAGTCCAATAGGCAAAGATGAGAAAGTCTGGAGCAAAGTGCTTAATAAATTCGAGCAAGACGCTGGTAAGAAACTTTATTTAGAATCAATAGGGCAAATCACAGGTATAATTAATCTGTCCGATGTATATATTATACAAGATGTAATTATCAGCAGAACACACCTGTCTCTTATTCTCCTTGAAGATAAAATAGAGAAAGAATACAAAATTTCCACAGCCACTTATTCATTTCTAACGAGTATAAATCCATCACATTCCATTATAATAACCAAGCATATCAATGATGCCTGTATATATGTTGAATGGCCGGATTTAGGTTATACTATAAAGTTGTCAGAGTTTAATTGCTATTGTTCACAATAATCCATGAGTTAACCGAAGGCTGGTTTTATAAGAACTATACCAAGGTTATTAATCCACTCAGGCAGCGTGAGCCTACAACTAACGAAAGAATACAATGCAACTTTTCTTATGCAACTTTTTTTGTCAGAATCGGTATTATTACTTAAAAAGAATAGATTGCATAAGGAAAAATATTGTTGCGTTCCGTTTACTCACATACCTTCCTAATGAACAAATAGAAATATTGCAGAAAAAGAAAAATAAGAGAAGCCAAGCATTACCTTAGCCTCTCTTTTTCTTTATTTGTCTATTCCACTACCATAAACTCGTGAAAAGAGTACCAAACATCATCATCTTCTTGTTCGTCCATATATTCTTCCAATGCAGTTTCAATTACATTCTTATCCGGCTCTACCATCTTGCCTACTATCTCAGAAACACATTGAGCCGCTTCTTCGATAGTTGTAAAATACTCCGAATCATCATTGCCCGAATCCAAGTAGTAACGTTCCGGGAAATATTCGCCACCTGCATCATTCGTGGAATATACACAACATCCCGATTCTTCCTCTTGAAAATATACTTTAATGGATGGGAATTTTTCTTCGATAATATTTCGTACTCCTTCCTGCTCACACCAAGCTGTGGATTGACAGATAGTGAGAATATTATTATTCAGTTCATAATAAGTGATTTCGCCACGACATCTATACTTTTCCCAGTCACCTCCTAGTTTTGTGACTAAATTTCCCAGCCACCACTTGCCAAAGCCATTTTTCTCAATGCTGGTCTTACGTCTATCAATATACTTCAAGATCTTATACAACGACTTTACTTCTTTCAAATCACCGACACATTTATAAGTACAATCGCACCAGTTAGGCATAATCCTCTACCTCCTTTCCGTTTTCGTATCTGCAAATATTCAATTCCTCAGTTGTCATCCATTGGCAGTTACTGAGCCTGAATCCGTACTTTTCTTCGATAGTTGAAAGGAAAGATTCAAAGTCCTCATATTCCTCCGATTCTCTTAATTCTTCATCCGTCAGCTTTATGATATTCAAGTAGCCCACACAAAAGTCTAAAATTAAAACATACCTTGGTTCCATAATTTCAATCTCATTTTAAGTTATACCTTTTGATTAATTTATATACAGTCGATTTTGAGAAGTTACATCCCTGAGAAGTAACGAAACCTTCCCTGTTCAAAGTGTCTGCCATGTTTTTCAGGGTGTATTCTTCCTTGATTAATGTCCGAAGCATCGCAACGGCTCTTTTGTTATTAGGGTTGTTGTCAGCTTTCTCCTTACAACTTCTGATACTGTTCCGGATGGCTTGTTTATGCTTATCCATCAAGTGCTCAGGATTACCCAATTTAAAACCTCTTGCTTTCTTGGCTTGTAATGCAGATTTGGTTCTTACCGCTATCAGTTCCGCTTCGTATTGGGATATTGCGGATAAGATATGAAGTACCATTTTATTTGCTTGTGGGAAATCACAGAAGACAATCTCCACATCACTCTCTAAAAGGTTTGACAGGAAGGAAACATTTCTCGCCAGCCTGTCCAGCTTGGCTACGATAAGTGTCGCGCCTTCTTTTCTGCAAAGGCTCAACGCTTCTTTCAGTTTGGGTCTCTCTTTTTTACGGCCGGATTCTATTTCTATATATTCAGCAACTGGAACTTTGTTTTGAAGGTGTTTATGTATTATCTCCCTCTGTGCCTCAAGTCCCAGTCCTGAATATCCTTGTTTTTGTGTACTTACCCGTAGATAAGCCACATATTGGGTTTCATTCTTCATTGTTATTCGTTTTTTAACAATAGTTCCACTGCTTAGATGGACGTCTAATCTTTGGAACCATGTCGGTTGGGCATAAAAAAGGGGGAATACATGAGTTTCTATAATCTGAATTCTCACATATTCCCCGATAACATAAATTATCGTCTGCCTTATACGGCTACCTTATATATAACTCCGTATTTGGAGCAGATAAAATCATAGGAGGCTAAACCATAACTGACGGTATCATTTATTACAGCCACTATCTTATCAAGCGGCACACAATCATAGGTGATTTCTGTTTCCTCATTTTCTGGTTTAACTGTTATCTGATAAAGGTTCAGTTCTGCTAAGTAACGAACCTCAATCCAACACTCGGTTTTGAAAAGGTAAAACTCAGTACCTTTATCTGTCACCTTTATGTCATTAAAGTCCAATCCCCAACCAAAGGGGAGAAAGGATTTTTGCAAAGCATCATGCCAGATTACTTTTGCTATTTTCTCGTTTTCGTTCATAAGTCAAAGTCCTAAGATGTAGTTCATAACTTTGGCATTGTAGTCCTCAACCAAATAGTTCTCCACATTTTGGTCAATCACTTCAGCCAGATTATCTAAATACACATCATCAATTCGTTTCACCTCATTCCCTTCTTCATCATAGAGAGAAACTTGAAATAGATCCACTCCTTCAATATATGTAACTCTGACATTCCCTATATGAAGGAAACCCTGTATATGGAACTCTAAAGCATCGTCACTACAAACAAAGCTGTCCGTATCGACTCCCCAGCTCATAGAAAGGGAAGGGTTAGCGGCAATGATACTCCAAATGTATCTCGCCATTTCTGTTGTTATCTTCATTTTTTTGCTGTTTTATTATCAATCCATCTTTTTGCTGCATCCAAAGACTGAAAATGTTTGGTTTCTACTTCGTCATCGTCATTGAGTGCAAAGGCTTGAAAATCTGCTGTAGAAAACTGAATAATCAAGTTTTCATTATAAACCAGTTCTTCAGCCATAGTATTCTTTCATATAACAGGTTTCACACAAAGAACCATAGTCGTTTACATCACTACGGCTCATAGGTTTACCACAATAATCGCAATGTCTTACCACTTCTTCGTGCATATATCTTGCGACTTCCATTAACGGTGTTCCGGAATAGGAAACCGTTATCTTACTTTTCTTAGTTATCTTCTTCTTTGCCATTGTCATTCAGTTTATCGTTATACTTGTTTTTTATGTAGGCGGTCAGAATAGCTTTGATAACCTTAGCTCTGTCTGCCCGGTCGTAATTGGCTGGAACATCATGCTCATAACCATTTCTAAAAGACTCGTGTAGCTTTCCCAGACATTGATTTTCAGATCTGTTATCCAAGAAATACTTTAGCTTATAATCCGTATAGGTGTCTGTATCGTCTCCTTGGATGTAAACTGAGAGATATATTTCATCCTTTTCGCTATTCCAGATTGAAGTTACATTGCTGTTCCAGTTGTTGCCGGTATCAGAAAGGAATAGCGTTTTGAACTTATTTCTCGCTTTTCCTGAATCTCCTTTTCCAGCCTCCTTGATTATTCTGAGGATGGTAGTGTAGGAGATTGAGAGTAATTCGCTTTCACTGAGAGAGTTTATAATCTCCAGTTTCTTCTTGGGAGCGTATCTTTTGAATAGCTCCACGTTGATATTTGTTGCCATATTGCTTATTGCTTTTGTTCGTTAATGACTGTGAATTTCTGACGCAACCCTTCAATTACGTCTGCAAACTCTGTAAACTCTTCGTAATTCATTTTGGCTCCGTAAGATTTGATTTCGATAGAGCCACCATTAGCTGTGTTAAGTGTAAGAGTAATATCATTTTCTCCCTTAACTATTTGACTGATTGCTATTTCGTATTTCATCGTTTTAAGTTTTATATAAAAAGAAAGCGGGGAGAACTTCATTATTTCAGAAATCCTCCCCGCTGTTGAAAGTGGGTCTGTCGCTTTTATACCGCTATCATAAGACTTCCTGCGACATTGGAAGTCTTTTCGTAAAGAGAGTAATCAATCTCAGGGTGTTCAGCTTTCAGTTTGCTGGTATTGAGAGAGATTCGTGTACTTGGCATTTTTCTGGTAAGACGCATCGTTTCGGTAGTCCAGGTCTTTACTCCTGAACTTTCCATATCGGAGAGAATCTTGGCTTTGATTTCTGCCAGTCTTTCCTCCGCATCATTCTTGGTTTGGATGAGGGATCTGATTTCATCTTCCATAAACTTATACTCTTCTGGAATGCTAAAAGGGTTATTGAAATTTTCTTCTTTAAGATCTGCTTCTAACAATTCCTTGCAGATTTCGGAAGGTATTCTGTTTACGAAGATAACTTCATTGATATGGTCAACAGTTCCATCCTTCTTAATCTTGTTACGAAGATGGATGATGAAAAGCTTGTCAATCTTAGCCTTCTTGTTCTGTAATTCAAAGAAGTAAGCATAAAGACTGAGTTGCCATCTTGCTTTTTCGAGTTTCTCTGAGGTCATTACGCCATAGGTCTTAATATCGCCTATACTGAAAGTGTCATCAGAAACTCTATATACCTTATCAATCATGGAAGCCCAGTTCTTGTTGTCTGAAACAATATATTCAGAGGCTTCATGAACCAGTCCGTGTTCTTTACAGATTTCAATATAATCCGCTACTTCCACGGTTCCATCATTGTTCCAGTTCTTGTCGAAATCTTCAATGGAAGCGTGTACGTTTGTTCCGTAGGTAGCTGCTGCATTGAGAACAGCTTCGTCCACGTTATCATACTCGTCAGGAAATAATTGTCTTTGAATCATTCCTGTTATACCGCTCAGCTGTTTGTCACCAAGCCAGTATTCGTGAGGTTCTTCTAAAAAGATTACCTCACTGTTTTTCAGTTCAATTCTTTTTGTTGCCATAATCATGCTACTTGGTTAAGTTGTAACTTACGCTCCGTAAAGAGAGCCTTGATTTCACTGTTAGAATCCACTTCGTTCTTATGTTGCTGATACAATCCCATAAGTGCCTGCTGATTAATACAAGCGTTTAGGGCTGCTTTTATCCCAGCGTACTTCTCCAATGGTTGCTGTGTCGTTTTGGTTTTACGGGTTGTTGTTTTCTTTGATGCTGTTTCTGCATTTTGGCCAGCATCCGAACTTTCATTCTCCGGCACATCTTCTCCGGCATAGATATACAATCCCAGCCCGAACATGGCGAGGTTCTTTACAAGGCATCGCATCAGGGTCTTGTTGATGTCGAACATGGTGGCAGCTTCTACTTTCTTTTCGACATACTGCTTCTTGAACTTGTCATATACATTATAAGTATAGGGTTCAAACTTCATGGCTTTGTTGGCACCATTCATTACAGGTAGCCACATTTCGTGAGTAATTTCATCTACGGTCACTTCTGTATATACAACTATCCCTATAAATGGATCTGCAAAATAAGGAAGTCCTGTTGATGGATGTTTGACAATCTTATACGTTGCACTAGGGTAGCATCGTTTAAACTCTGCCCAAGCGTTTGCCCAGCTTAAATAAGTCAGGTCGTTGTACTTCTCAACTTTGTCGCTGAGGTCTAATGAATAAAGTGCATCAAACATGACGGCTCTTCTTTCGTCATCCGTAGCATTTGCCGGGATGACAGGTTTTTGAAATTTACACATAATGATAAAAAAATTAGTGGTTGATAATCCGATAAAATAAAAAAAGGGAGATACACAGAATCTTGGTTTGATGAATAAACTTTGATAATGTGTACCTCTCTTTTAAAAAGTAGGGTTAGTTGTCAGTTGAGAAACCATGAATAGCCTTCGGTATCGTTACCTTCTATGGCTCTTTGGATTCCCAAAGCAAAATCGGTGCAGTTTTGGTTGCGTTCAAGCCAACGGTCAATGTAAGCTGATTTGGCCGCTTCGTTGGCGAGTTGTAACAGGTTCCAACAGGTTATGTTCTCGTTTTCCTTCTTCCTGAAATTAGGATTGGAAACATATCCTTTCACCATCGCATTTACGGCTTGGTCACCCATTTCCAGCGATGGCAGGTTTCGTTGTTCGTTTACAGGTAGAAACTGATATAATCTTAATCTGCCTATGATTTTACAGAACAATTCTTCGGAGATTGCTGTTGATTGCAAATTCTCCAGAAGATTGAGTGTTTCTTCTTTATGAGGATTGAAACCGCTGAACAGTTCCAGAGCCTTCTGCGTGATGTCCGCTTCAGTCATACATTCTATCGTTCCCGAAAATCCGTCGCAAGTCAGGCATAAATTTGAACATACCCTTACTTTCCAGCCGACGAATATTTTAAACTTCATTGCGGTCTGTCCTCTGTAGAGTTTGTCTTCACTATAACTTCTGACACCTCCGACAGTCAGATTAACATTCTGTCCGTTGATGGTCTGAACCAATCCTTTTATATGTGTCACCCATGCAAGACGCTGATAGAATATGGTTTTCTCATCTTCTCTTAGTTCGCTTGCTTTCTTGTGCTGAGCTGATGGAACCCTCCCGATAATGGGGTGTGATACCCTGCATTCAACAGGTGTCATTTCTCCGAATATCTGTCCTGCCGCTTCTGTTACAGCACCGATGAAATTCTGGTGCGATATGGTCAGGCTGTTGTCGCAGAACGTTGGAATTACGTTCTTCTCTGTAAGTTCTTCCAATGTGATACCGGAAGTGTTGCTCTCGATGAAGTTAGGATGAAACTTCTGATTTTCTTCTGATACTGTTGCTGTATCTTCAATACCTGTAATCACTGCTGCCTGTTCTTTGATAGAATCGGCTGCTTGTCTTTTTGTTGTTCTCATTTTACTGTTATTTTTTAGTTGGTTGATAAAATCTGATAAAAACAAAAAGCCAAGAGGTCATTTCTTTGCTTTTACAAATATTCCTCTTAGCTTCTTTATGCCTTTAAGTATCGAAGTTGCTACCTCCAATACCGTTATTATTATGTCCTGTGTCTTGTCATAATCCATTCACGGACATTTTATCAGTTTTCAGTAACTGCATTATCTACAGCCACTTTACTTGCGGCGGATTTTTTCTTGGATCTGCTGCCATACTTCTCAACAAGTTCAATTACTACCGAACCTGCAACAATAATCTCAGCTACATACGCTGCGATTTTAATTCCTTTCATTAAATTTCCCATTTCTCTTAAATTTTAGTTTGTTAATAATATTGTTTTCTATTCTCTTATATACATTTTTCATATATAAGGCTTTGAGGGGAAATCAAGGAAATGGGGAGAAAAAATAAACCAATCTTTCGACTGGTTGTGATAGTTGAACCGTTGTAAATAGCTCCTCGCATTTACTTGGCCTATCATGCGGCATACATTCTTTCGTGGGGAACTATGTCTTGTCCATATACTAAAATTGCTACGCATCATCGAATCTCCATCTTATCCATCGTCTGAAAATAAGTGTGACCCGGTAAATTATTTTTTATATATGCTTGAAGCTACGCACCTTATCTTAATGGTGCATGAATAATGCTTCAAGTTATTTTCTCATATATAAGAGTTTGAGGTGATTTAAAGAGGAAATAAAAGCAATAATCCCTATTACTCAATAAAATTAGAGCATAGGGATTATTATGTTATAAAGGGATATACTTTAGTAATCAGAATCTCCTGTAAACGTATCCATAAGTTTATCCATCTGCTCGCCTATGCACTTGTCTATTAGCTTTGCATAGTGGGCAGTCATTCGTGTATTGGTATGTCCCAACATCTTAGAAACGACTTCCAGAGATATGTTATTAGCTAAAGTAACGGTACTTGCGAATGTGTGCCTACTTGTGTGAAAGCAAATCCGTTTATTGATTCCACAAAGTATAGCTATATCCTTTAGATATTTGTTGATGTCCGCAGGGTCTTGAATAGGGAGTAGTTTCTTTCCACCCTTGTACTTATCCAATATCAGTTTGGCAATAGGGAGTAGGGGAATGCGTGATAGAACTCCTGTCTTAACTCTACGCTTCTTAATCCATATTCTGCCTGCACTGTCCTTCTCAAAGTGTTCTGGTGTCAAGGTCTTAATGTCAATGTAACTAAGCCCAGTGAAGCACCCAAAGAGGAACATATCTTTAGCTCTCTCCAATCGTGGCAGGGGAGTATCAAAGTTGATTATCTTCCTCAATTCTTCTTCGTCCAAGAAATCAACTTCCACAGGTTCACGTTCTACTTTATAAGTAGTGAATGGGTTGAAACTAATGTAAGCATTGGCTACGGATAGGTTGATAATTTTCTTCAATAGTTTTAAATGCTTGGTGCATGAGTTTTGTGCCATACCTTTATCAATTTTTAAGAACGAATGAAACGACTGAATGAAATTAATGTTCAGTTCACGTAAATATAAATCGTCACGTTTGTATTTCTGTTGAACAAACTCCCTTAATAATCTGATGGTATAGACAGATACCCAAAGAGTGGCTTTAGAAACTCCATTGCCAACAAGTTTTTCTTGTTCTTTGTTGTGTTCTTCAAAGACTTCAAATAGGCTTTTCTCTTTTAGAGATTCTACTTTATCAAAATAAGCGTCACGTAATAGTTCCGCTGTGATTACAAAACCTCTATCTAACAATTCTGCTTCTTTTTGATAGAGTTTGGCTCTGATAGCCTTTAGATAGTTGTTTAGACTTTGGGCTTCTTTATCCTTGCCTTTTACTTGTTGTTTGGTTTTATCCCAATTACAGGATTTTACTTTTTTACCTGTAGAAAAAGCACATCTTTCTCCATTAACTGTGAGTACTACCTCTATTGAAGCTGTACCATCTTTCCTAACTCTGCTATCTCTTATGAAGAATAAGATAGCAAATGAACTTCTTACCATAGTTTAATCATTTAAAATTAGACATTGGGAAGTCCTTTAAAATGTGATATATCTTTCTGTATATTAGATAGATGAATTGATTTTTGTGTGCAGTTTTGAAAAAACATCAAATTGCACACAGATTGCACACAAAATAGCCTCAATTTAGCTCCAAATTAAGGATAATCAGCCACGTTTACCCTTAGAGATTCAAGCTCCATTTAAGCTATAATTTGCTTCAATTCCATCATTCAATCACAGCCAATTATAAGAAAAACAGCAAGAGGAAATGAGTGTCAGAATAGGGGATAAGCATTACAGTATAACTAAAACAAAAATCCCCATAACCATTACAGTTATAGGGATTTATATATTAGCAATGTATTATATTACTTGCTCAAAGCAGTAGCCACGTCAACCGCACAAGCCACTGTACATCCTACCATCGGGTTGTTACCGATACCCAGGAATCCCATCATTTCCACGTGAGCAGGAACTGATGAAGAACCGGCGAACTGAGCGTCTGAGTGCATACGGCCCATAGTGTCTGTCATACCGTAAGAAGCAGCGACACAGCATCCCTGTAAGTCTTTGCAAGCTGTTATTAATCAATGCTATAATAGCAATGGGTAAACTCCTTGTTAGTAAATAAAAGAACGAATTATCAAAAAGGGCTGCATCATGGGCAAATGCCTATGCGTTACCCTTTAGATGAGAGTACTCCTAATGGAGTTAAGACCGTAATCTAATTTGCGTGTCAATGAAGTATAAATCTCCGTCTATGCCATAAAGCACATTATTGGGAACTGCATCAAACACTTCATAATCCGAATTATGGTATTCGTCGTAATAGTCCATTTCAAAGCCTAATGCTTGCATATAAGCAGCTATCTCGTCTTCCGTAGCTTCTCGTTCTGCTAATATATAAGGTTGTACGAGAACTGCGCAAAATTCCTGCTGACTGTTATAAGCGAAGCCTATCATTTGATAAGGCACATTGCCAAAGAACTTGTTGTGTGCAGCAATGCGGATGAAGAAGTTCTCTAAATCATCCCCTGCGTACTCAAAGTTGTTTAATTTTACAACAGACACATTACCATCATGGAACACTTCATTCTCACCACCTCTATCCATATAAGTAATGTTGAGGTGTGATAAGTCAATCCATAGACCATTGTCATTGGCAAACTTTATCAGTTCTTCTGTTTGTCTTCTCTTATAGCCCTCTGTTGATTCAGCTTCTCCTGCTGCTTCCTTACTTCTTCTGGCGATGCAGGTCGCTTGCTCCAAGAGGCTATTGATTGACGAGTGCGTTCTATCCATTCTTTGTGAAATTCGTTGATGTATTCCATAATTTGTTTGATTATGAGTTTAAGACAAAGGTAATCATTCCTCTTTTAATAGCAATGCTTTGGTTGTTATATTCTTGCGAATGGGGGCGTTGTGGAACATTCTATAAAAGAGAAGCAGCATAAGAGTTCCCTCAAATGCTGCTCTGTCTTAAATTAGTTTGGCAATTAGTCAATTTTCTTGTAAGTGGTTGTTGTAATGTCGTCCAACTCCAAGCTACCATCGTCCAGATTGTCCCAGTCCTCAAAGGCAAGTACCAACTTAGTAGCTGTAAGTTCATTGATAGTAAGGACATCAGAATAGCCATCACTGTAAGAGAGGGTTAGTTTATTGTCTTTTAAAGACCAGCGGCTTGTTTCTGTATATCCACCTTCAACGCGGCTCTCTATGCAAGTACCATCAGCTTTGAACTCTAATAGGGCATTGGTATATGCTTCATCAGAAGTTACTACTTCTTTACCATTCTCCACTTTGTGAATCTTCTCCCAAGTGGACTGCCATTTACCTATAAGGTTAGCTTGTTCAATGATAGTCTGTTCTTCTTCTTCATCACTACATGCTGTAAAGTTTACAGCCAAGATGACCATTAATAAGGTCATTCCAATTAATCTAAATGTTCTCATTTTGAATTAAAATATTTATTGTAAGTAGAAATATATTCTGTAATTTGCCTAAACACATCACCTGCCATCAATCTACCACTTGCAGGTAGCCCCTCTTTATGGATGGAAACAATGATAGAATATTGGGGAGCATTGGCAGGGAAGTAACCGCAGAACTCTACAATATAACTTCCATCTTCAAGTTGTACTGTTCCTGTCTCACCTGCAATCTGTACCTTATCAGACTTGGTTGGTTGTCCTAAGCCATCAGTTACCACATATTCTAAAGCCTGTTTCAGACTGTCAGTGTTGGCTTGATTTGCTATCTGTGGATTGATAACTGTTGTACTGTCTTTGTAAAGTTGAGGCTGTACCATCTTTCCACTATTAGCAATAGCATTATAAAAGGTTAGCATTTGTATAGGGGTAATAGTTTGATTATATCCAATGCAGAACCATGCAAAGGCTGTATCGCTCCAACCGCTGTCTTTAGGAGTAACAAAGTATGCAGGTTTCAGATTAGCTATTCCTGCGATGCTATCTGGTTTACCATAACTCATTTTATCTATCAGATTGAAGTATGCTTGTGCATCATCTCCAAATGCTTTTTCCATTGTTTTATAAACAGCAATGTTTGAACTTGAAGCTAAACCTTGCTTGATAGAGATTTCACCATATCCACCTCTATGCCAATTATGGTCTTTCAGTTCTCTGTCTTGTATAGAATAGATTCCATTGCCTACATCTACCATATCAGATAGTTTCACCTTTCTTGTTTCCAATGCTGCCAATATGGATATAGGGTGCATCAGTGCTGATTCGTGTGCTTGGGAGAAGTTCTCACAAGGTAGGTAGTTAGCATCATCTTTCCTTTCAAGTCCAACCATAGCCTTTATATGTCCTGTCTGAACTTTCATAATGATAACTTGCCCAGATAAGGCATTAAGTTCAGTTAGTTTATTTTCTAAGATAGAAGTAGCTTTGACTTGTAAAGTACTGTCTATGGTGGTAGAAGTTTGAGTGTCCTTTTGCTTTGTAGAGTTACAAGCTATCATTGTAATCATGCAACTTAATAATATGCTTATCCGTATCATTTGAATTAATCTATTTGCGGTTTACTTGTACTTATATTGACACAAATGTAAATTCACATAGTTACCATCATGGTATTCTTTACATTCTATCCAATTGTTATGACTGTCATATTGGTATTCAAACTCTTTCTTTATTCTCTTTCCGTTCCACCAAGCATCGCATAAGACTATATGCTCTAAATCATTATATTTAATGATAGTCTGTTTCTTTATGCCCTTATCGTCCTCCCAATTAGAAATTATCGTTCTTCCAGCTAATTGCCCTTTATTTTCTTCTGGTTCAATATAAGGAGCGACATTCTTCGTTGCAGAACCGCTAAACTCTACTTGATTTCTGTATTCTTTAATGTGGGCATATGTAGAATCGAACTCTCTGACTAATAGTTTAGATAAGTTGTTCCCATAGTAAGATATAGTATCGCACTTTATCATTCTCCCATTAGAAAGAAGAAGCTTATGCTCAAGCTTTATGGTTCTTGTTTCCTCCATTGCTTTATTAGAAGAGTACCATTTACTAATTTCTTTTCTACCAATAGTAAATGTCTGTGCAATTAATCCTTGAATAAGTTCTTTATTGTGCAAACTGTTGAACAATCTACTGATATGTATTGAGTATATGTCTATAATGTCCCACATGATAAATTATTCTAATGAAAAACCTCCCAATTGTGTATAACTCTTTAAACTATATTGAGTCTCTTTTTTAGAGTGCTTCCCACCTACCAAAAGAGTGTCAAATCCCAAAGTCATTAGCTGCCTAATAAAAGGCTTGTTTGATAATATATATTGAGAAATTTCTCTAATTTCAGAATCTTTTAAATTATTATCGTTCTCTATTGATATTCTAAATCCACTTCTTAAAAAGAATGCACTCATTTCATGTGCATAGTTTACATCTCCAATTGTTACAGATACCTTGCAGAATCTATCTAATTCACCACAACAATAGCTATCTTTAAAATTCTGATTCATGGTATTTATTAACTTCATCCGTTCCAATGAAGTACCTACTAAAGAATTGAGTAAGTTTTTAAAGAAATCGACAATGTTCATATTAAGCTAATTTATCATTTACTATATCCTTAATCTTTAAGAGTTCTCTGTAATTGAATCTGTTGTTGTTAATCATAGCTGTTAGCTCCTCTGCTACATCTTTATTGTTGGGATGCTTATCTGGGTGAGCTTGTTTGATAAGCTCTTTATATAGCTGTTTTGCTTTAGCTATGCTCTCAACAACATTGTATGCTTCATCATCTGTTGAATGATTCTTGGAACAGAATAATCTGGTAAACATATTTATAGTATGTCTTTTAATTGTTAGGAGAATAGCCATGCAGCTATTCCAATTACTACCAGAACTATAAGGATAACAAAAAACTCTGATAATTTAGGGTCTTCCCCATTATATTGCATTTTAGTCATAATTAGGATATTTACGCTCACCTGCTTCCTATGATGAATTATAAATAAAAAAGGTGTGGAAGCTATATTTGTCTTATCCTGTTTCTTGGGCTTCTCGCATTGCCTTTTGGTACGGATAAAACAATAGCCCCACACCAAAAGGTATATAGTTCACCTAAGCGATGAATATATATCAAATGTGTGGGTGCTATTGCTATCATCTTCGTACCGTTTTTAAATTTTGCGAGAATCTAAGAAACAGAAGATAATTTCAATAACACCTTTCGTTAAATATGTCCTTCCAACTCCCTATCTCATTAGTTCATTGGAATTGGTGCAAAGATAATGAAAGGTTCTAAATTAATAGGTATGAAGTGTGGATTAATAGTAAATTCTATGCTCTCAAACATAGTCTGAATGGGATATTTAATAAGAGTTGAGATAGTTATAAACTCTGTAAACTTATGGAATTGACTTACTTCTATAAGACTGAAATGCCAAACTGCCAAGATTGGACTTTAAATGTATCTAAGCTCAATATTTTATAGATTTGGGACAGAACCATTCAGACCACTATAAAGATGTATCTTAATAATCCTGTCCCAATTATTAGAAGCTCAAACAGTCATAAGTCTGTAAGATTTCTTCCTGCCTTAACCCCAAGTATCTTTTAGTAATGGCAACAGAACTATGGTTGAACAGTTCCATCAGCTTTACTAAAGCAAGTTCAGCATTATCGCTGTTCATATTATAGACCTGTCTACCAAAAGTCTTTCTAAGAGAATGGCAGCTAAAGTTCTTAATCTTTAGCCTGTACTTCTTCTTCACCTCTTTAAGAATGATATTGATTCTCTGAATCGTGAAGATAGTGCCTTTCTGACTGATAAGGATTGGCGCATTGATTCCAACTGGATTTATATGCTCGTAGCACTCTTTAATATGATGTTGTAATTGTGGGTTTAGTCTGATAGTCCTTACCTTGCCTGTCTTTTGCTCAATTACTGTAAACTCGTCAGTACCTAATATCTGCTTCCACCTTAGAGATAGAATATCAGATATTCTTAATCCTGTGAAGCATCCCAAAGCTATAAGAAGTGAGATTTTATAATTCTCGTCTTTGGCTAACTTTCTAATGAGGTTCATAGCATCAGACCATATAAGATAGTCTGCCGTTGTGCTTGAATATTTAAGTGACATAATGTTCTGTTTTATAATAAAACGAATAGAAGTGAATATTAATTCTGAGTTGGATTTACTAACTCACTGATTACTAAAGGAACATTCACTAATAGCAGAAGTGAATATGATAAGGACACCCAATTTAAAAATTGAGTGCCCTCTACCTTATTATAATTCTCCCTTGTCAGCAAAACTGTAATATCCTGTATCTGTTAATATGAGGTGGTCTAAAACTGTAATTCTCATTAGTCTTGCAGCTTCTTTGACCTGCTTAGTAATCTCCATATCCTGCCTGCTTGGTTTCAGATTACCGCTTGGGTGATTATGTGCAAGAATGATAGCTACTGAATTGGTGAGCAATGCGGCTTGCAGAATAACTCTTACATCAGCACAAGTTTCAGTAATTCCTCCCTCTGATATGAGAGTGTAGCCTAAAACTTGGCTGGCTTGGTTTAGGAACAGAACTTTGAAGTATTCTTTGTAACAGATAGTTCCCTCCTTATATGTAGGAAGTAAATATTTATATGCGTCCTCAGAACTGCCTACCTTATATATATTCTTGAATTTTGGTTTGTAGGACAGTTCCACTTCTCCAACAGTATAATCTATATCCATAATATCAAGTATTAAAATGGTTTATCGCCATATTCATAAACAAGAATTGAATTGCATACTCTATCGTAGAATGAGAATCCACAGCAAGTATGAAAATAGCTCTCATAAACTGCTGCATACTCTCCATGCTGCCTACTGTTCCTATCCAAAAATGAATCAAACTTGTGCAGCCAATATTTAAGTGCTTGCAAGTGTTTGATGTATTGCAGATTGTTCTCACAGTAGCATAATTTCTCTTGTAAAGAAGTGATATGATTGATAGCATTTTCAATTTTAGATTTATCCATAATGTCATAGAATTTGTAAAGTGTATAAATAGAAAAGGACACCTAACAAAATAGCTGTCCTTTTGAATATTACCGTCTGTCCTCTTAGATAAAAGGCAGATATGTATCATCCAATGCACCACTGTCAATAATATTTTTGCATAATTCATGTGATGCTTGATTTCTGAGGTCTGTGCCATAATTATCATCGCCTACCATTTTAATGATTGCAACAATGGTTCTCATCAACTCTTGTTGTAGGGTGCGGTGATAGTGACTTACACCTTCAGCAAATCTTTTTGGATTCCAACTCATATCATTAAGCGCACGTTCTAATTCTTGTGCAGCTTTGTATTCACGAGAATTTTGTAATTCCATAATTTATGTAGTTTTAAATAGTTCATAAAATAAAGAAAGGACAACTAACTGAATAGCTGCCCTTTCCTCTGTCAATCAACAATCCACTCAGCCCAAGAACCAAGCGTATTCACTATCTCCTAATTTGGCACGTTGGATGCCTTGTACGAACTCTGTGCAGTTAAGATTCCTCTCCAAGAAGTTATCTATGTAACTTGACTTTACAGAACCATTGAGCAGGTTTAAGAGCTGCCAGCCTGTAATGCTGTCCCCTGTACTCTTGAAATTCACATCAGAAACGAATGCTCTGCAAGCCGCATTAATTTGACTGTCTCCCAACAATAGACGAGGTAAGCGTTTCTGTTGGTTGGGTGTAAGAGCTTGATATAATCTCATCCTGCCTATTATCTGGCAGAACTCGCTTGTAGAGATTGACATCTGCCCAAGTGTCCTTAACAGATGCAGGTCTTTGGATGGGTTGTAAGCATGGAACAGATTCAATGCTGCTGCATATAGTTCCTGTACGCTTAGAACTTCTACCTTATCCTGTAAACCGTCAGTAGTGAGCATTAAATTCGAGCACACACGATTCCTAAAACCTATGAAGATTTTAAATCTCTCCACAGATTTCTTACTGTACAGGTTAATCTCGTTATATGCTCTCACTCCACCAATGGATAACGCTAAACGGTTACCGTATTCATCATGTACAATGGATGGAATTTCAAAGCAGAAACACATTCTCTGATAGAACAAAGTTTTCTCTTCATCTGTCAATTCAGATGCTTTCTTACCTAATGCACTTGGGATTCTTCCATTGATAGGGTGTGAGATTCTAATCTCTGGCATATCAAACTGTTCTCCATGAAAGTAATCCTTAGCTGCATCCACTACTGCACCTATAAAGGATTGGTGGCTAATGGTTTCTTCCATTGATGCAAAACTTGGAATGATGCAGTCTTGTTGTAGGTGCTGTAAGGTTACTTCCTGTGTATTGGCTTCAATGAAATGGTTTACTCTCTTGGGTGCTGTTACTTCTTCCACAATGATTGCTTCTTCTGCAAACTCACCTATGTTTAATGATTCTCTACGCTGTGCCATAGCTGGCATAATTACTAAATCTCTCATAATGAAATTGAATTAAATGGTTATTGATTGAATGGATTTAACAAGAACAAACCTAAAACACAAGTGAATTTCTTCGCTTGCATCTTAGGCTGTCCTATGTCTTTCCCTAAAGATTCTTTCAAAGGAAATGAGGAGCATTAGTAAATTATTGGTAAGCAGTGGCAATAGTGCATCGTGCCTGTTCTTGGATTAAAAAGAATGCTTATTCCTGTCAGCTATCAGACTGTATTTCTAAAGCATTCTTTTTATTTAAGAGCCATGAGGGGGGATAAAATAGTAGTATGGTTGTCCGCTTATATTATATTCTTCTTTTGTAGTTAGCAATTTTCCACTTATAATGGCATGAAGGGCACTCTGTATGCGTATCGTCAAACTCTGTTCCACATTTGGGACAAAACAATGTGTGTAGGTCTTTATGTCCTTTTCCTAACCTATTATTAATCCATTGAGGAACAAGTCTGTTAGAGGATAGGTATTTATTAGCCATTCTGTCAAAAAAATCATTAGAGCAGCAGGTTAAACATTCTGGGCAAATGCACAATCCATTGGGACATCTTTTACTTTCTCTGGAATCAATAATTCCATCTTTGCAATTAAAGCAATGATTAATGTAGATTTCTTGATGGTATTCCTTACATTGTACATTTTCACAATGATAATATGTGTATTCGTTAGAATCGTTTCCTTTACTACGTTTGGCAGGGAATAGAATATGACCACATTCTTTGCATTGGAGCCTATCTACAATCTTTTGAGCTTTAAGCATTATATCAACGAATTTATTATATTCTCCATTTGCTATAAAGCCACACCCTTTATCTTCTATGATATTATGTCCTAAAATATTTAGCATATCTGTTAGTTTGTAATCCTTCCATGATTGCTTATGTTCAATAGCGGTTCTAAAACATGGTTGGTGTTTACACCAGACAAAATTTTTGTTAGTGATGTGGTGCTTCTTCTCAGACAGATTACCATAGCAAATATCAGTAGGTCTGAGTAAATTGTTTTTGAGATTGTTGTAAATATCCTTCCAATCAGTAAAGAATGGTTGGCTGCTCTCACCTGTGTTGTGGACATAAAAACCCTTTAAGATTCTATTGATAAGTTCTTTGTTTTGAATAGAAATTATCCATTCTTCTTTACTGTCAGAATCAGTCCATTCGTTTAGGGTATTAATGATATTTTCTTTTATTTCCTCTTTATTGGAGAAAGTTTCAATAGAGGAGTTTAAGGTAAATCTTGCCTTGTTTATAGTTAGAAGTTCTGGTATGAGGCATTTGCTTATTTCATCTGCATCTTTTATGCTCCAAGAATTGGCAGGGTATTTATCTTTTAAGAAAAATAGCAGCTTGGGTAAGTCTTCTTTGCTATCATTTAGTTCGTTAATTAAATATCCTGCATAATCAATATCATCATAGGATAAGTCCTTTAGACTTTTCATTCTATTGATTGCAATATCTATGTGTTCTCTGAAATTATCTAAAGCTAATGTGCTATTTGTTGCTATTTGGTATTCAACGAGAAGAAAACCGTTAAACTTTGGATTAACTCGCAACCCTCCATTGCAGGTGTCAAACACTCGCTTAGAATCTAAATTTATTTTTATCTTTTGACTGCCAGATTGCTGTATAGCTATGTCAATAACTCCATTAAGGGTTAGAAATGTCTTTTTATCTGCATAGCTTTTTATGGCATCTAATAGTATTTCTAATGATAGATTTAATTCTGGTCTTAAACCAAATAATGTAATTTGATAGTCTGCTAATAATTTGCGTTTGGAGTTTAATAGGGTTTCCAACCAACCAATGTTTATTGAGTGGTTATTATTTCTATGTTCTTCAAATAGCTTTCTTATTATAAGCGTTCTGACATTTATTCCTAAATAGTAGAAGTATTTCTCAATAATGCTCATGTTTACCATCGAATGCAAATCATTGAGCCATAGTATTAGTTGGATGATTTCATTATGTGCTTGTGAAGTTATATTTATCAGACGATAATCATTCTCTTTCTTCCATTGCTGAATTTTGCTATATATAAGTCTGAATTGGTTGAAGATTCCTAATTCCCTATAAGTAAAAGATTCACCAATGATTTCCATTGCATCAGTGAGTAATCGTGGCTCTATTACTTTAAAGTCATAGCCAAACTCATTCAATATAGGAAGGATAAGCTCTTGTTTATTTAGAGATGCGAATGAGACGTATTTATATAGGTCTTTTATGAACCATTCCTGTATAGTAGGGTAGTCTGTTAGCTGTTTGTGAATGGCTCTCTTAAATGCTTCTGATTGAAATTTGGATGTATTTATTGCATTCAGTATTCTTAAAAGGTATAGATAGTAAAACTTGTCTGTAACCTTATCGTGGAATATATATTCTTGGAACAAACTATTCCAATCTTGTTCACTGTAGCTAAATAATCTGAACCGTTGAGTTTGTATATTATAAAATCCTGTGGCTGTTTTCCCTTTAGATTTTGATATAACTTCTGGCAAGTGTTTAACCTGTAATCCCTTATCTGTAGCCCAATAACCTTCTTGGGTTTTGTGATTAAGAAGCTCAAAGTGTATGTAGCAGAGTTGTTCCATGAATATTCTTTTTATGTATCTACAAATGTAGGGCTAAATAAAGAAAAAACAAATTGATTCTCTAACATCTATTCTCTTAATATGCTTCTTGTTATTAAAGAATTTGGGCATTAGGTGCTTGTCAAGTGGATTTAAGGTTGGTTGGGGATTATTCGTACCATCTAATAAACAGTATAAACAATCCCAGCTATCTGTTATTGAAACATTATTTGGTATAATTGTGAATCTTTCTCTCTGCTATATCTTCATCAGTAAGAACATTGGGATAGACATTCTTTACAAATGCAAATGTTGATTCAGAGGTAATGATGAATATCTTTCTGTCTTTAAGGTGTATTCCTTTATCATTCCTTTTTATATATCCGTAATCTTCTGCCTGTTTTAAATATCTTGAAATGGAACTTGGGCTTATGTTCAGTTCTTTGGCTAATTCACTCTGGGTATATTGACAGGTATTTGTAGCGTTCAAACACTTGCACTTTAGTAAGACAAGAAATCCTTTTAATTGGCGGGATATGGGTTCACTGTACAACTTCTTGCTTATAAGGACATAATGCTCAGTATTCAATGTATATCTGCATCTGTCAAAACTTCCATATTTACCTTTAATTGGGTGTTTGTCTATCTGAATCAAATTCAAGCTCTCAAACTTGTGTAGCCATTGCCTTATCTGTTCTTCTTTCTTTATTCCATAGAACTCTGTCAATGCCTCTTGCTTGACATTTGAAACCATTGTGTAGCAGTCAGAGCATAGAGCCAAACAATAGAATAGGTATGCTTCCAGCAAGTCTAATTTACCTGCAATAGTTTCAGTTATTCTTCTGTATGATAATTCTGTTCCTGTCATTAGCAACTGGTTTATTATAGTCAGTAAAATAAATCTTGTTCTCTTTTACCAATCTCCTGTATCTGTGATTGCCAAAATAAGACTTGGCATCTTTCTGAGTGATAAATTCCAACCCTGTGGGTAAATGAATAATCATAATGAATAGATTGAGTTTATAAATTATCATCATCTTAATAAATTGGTATTCATGAGGCTTGCGTAGCAAGACGAATGATAAGTAGAGTATTTATAGGTAATAGGTATTTATATATAGGTATTTATAAGTAGCCTACCTGTATGAAAATTCCACCCTACCTATTTGAAAGAGCCGCCCTACCTGTTTGAAATCTCAATATTTCAAACTTTAGATATGTGTCAGCTTAAATATTACTGAGTTAATAAGCCAACTTCTGCAATGAGATATAATAAGTAGAAACCTTTCCATTCTTCTTTCTCCTTGTCTTTAGATAGTTGTTAAGATTAGCCCACAATCCAATGTGAACCTTGTTATCTTTTATTCCTTGTTTAAGAGCCTTAGTCCTTATCTGCTCATAAGTAAATTCTTCCATTTTAGATATTCTGAATAGTTTGTAAGTCCGTCAATCTGTGTGGTGGGATTATCTGTCTGTGGTACTGTAAAGATAGTAATTTCATGAGTGGGGAACTAATGATAAGATCACAATTCAGAAGTATTAAGTAGGCAGGGAAACCTCTCACATTTCCCTGCTTTTTGTCAATCCTCCTTGTCATGTTCAAAACATAGGACTAAGTGTATAATTCCATTCTCATTCTTAAAAGCTATTCTTGGATTATTAACTTCCTTATATGTAATGGAAGTTATAATAATGGGGAACAGTTCATTCTCATTATAAAGTTTGAGGCTATTTGCAATATATTCATTAGAACTATATTCTGGGAGAATGAAACTGAACAGATAGAGCTTGACATCATTATATTGCTGCATTTTAGCTCTTAGTATTTCTTGCTTAGCAATTATTGCTTCGTAGATAGTGCTTAGATATAAGCTGGATTGTATGATATATGGATTCATTGTTTTATTATTTAATTGGTTAAGAATTAAGCCCACCTGTCACATGGGCTTTGCTGTTAGTGGCTTATGCAGCCTGTTCTTCTTTAATCACTCCATGATTCTTTAGATATTGGGTAAGCATCTCAGAATAAATGGTATTCACATGGTCTGACTTTACTTCATTTATAATTTTAATGCTGCTCTCATTCAATGTCTTTATGGTACTTAAAGTTTCATCCAACCCAATCTTCTTGTTTTCACCGTTCGGTGCGTAATTGGCAAGCTGGGTAATTGCATCAATCATGTAGCGATGTCTTATAGTGTCCTTAGAAATCTTCATGTCGCTTAAAGTCTTGATAATTGTATCTCCTATTGTCAAGTCATATTCTTCAAGTTTGGCTTCACAAACTCCCTGCATGGCACTATTCCAGACTTTCAAACTTAGTGTCTTACCAAAATTATAGTATTTGGTGATTACGCTGATGTTTGCTTTCAATTCCAATGCCTTTTGGAACACTCTGTTAAAGAACTCCTGTTGAGTGGCTAATGCTGCATTACCAGCCTTCTCCAATCCATTGAAACCTCTGCTCAACACATTGTTCACTCCTCTGTACTTGCCAAACTCCTGTAAAGAATCAAACTTTTTAATTCTTACATTCTCTATGGTCAGTTTGGTGTCGTCCTTGACTATGGCATTAAGGTTGTGTTCATGGTAGCTTGCCCATTGCCAATATCCGTTTGCTGTATCAACAGGTACGTAAACATTGGGAGTGCCTTTAGGTACAATGTTTCCGTTAAGGTCTTTCAGCTCAATGTCTGCATTGTAAAACAGGGCGGCTTCTGTAATGTAGAGAGGAACTTTATCAAAATGTTCATTGGTTATCAAATCCTTACCACATTCAAGGTTTACCTTACTTACTGCCATGCTGTAAACAGATGTAGCGATGATGATTTCCTTTTCCTCTTTAGTAAAGACTACCTGTTTGTTTGTGTTCTTGCTTTCATTCCACAATTCTACTTTAGCAGTTGGTAGTTCTACCTTTTTAAGTGCTTCAAGATATGCAGTTTCAGCCTTGCCTACATTAACCAGTGCAGATTTCTTAATATTGGCTTCTGCATCCTTATTGGCTTCAAGCACGCTCTTGGCTTTCATCAAATTCTGACGGGCTTCTTCTACTGCTTGTAACTTAGTCTCTGCGGTTGTCATTTTTACTTCTTCCATGATTTCATTCTGATTTAAAGATTCAATTTCATTATTAATTTTCTCAGCTTTTACATTTACTAATTCGTTCATAGTTTTAATCTTTTAAGTTGTTGTTATTCATTTAGTGTAACCCTCAAACCTATGTACACTTGGTTATCTGATTACGTTGCAAAACTACTTGCTTCTGGGCTGATTAAAAGAGAGAAATTAATGAGTGGTTTTACTTTCCCTCTTAATTGGTAGCTCGTCCGCTATCGTTTTGACGGTGCAAAGATGGGATATAATGGCAGGATTAAAAGAGAGAAAAAAAGTCCTGCTTTCATGTACCCTCTTAATGGTATGAAGCAGGACTGTATTAATTATCAGATGTTTATTAGAAATATATGCTGTTCGCAGTATCAATTCTCTTGTCTTTATATTGCTTGATGTAGCCTTTTAAAACATCTTCATCATCTGAGAATTTACTATGTTTGGATAGTTTGGTGAAGTAGATAAGCTTTGATATGAGCAATGTCTTACTAAGTGATATGGTGCTTCCTTTCTTCTGTCTGACATTAAACTGCTTGTTATATGGAGATAGATTGAAGAAGTCATTGAACATCTTATAGAACAGCCATATCTGAACGGACTCCTTTTCTTCTGCATGGGTGCTTATGCTGACTTGTTGGCTCTGCATCCAAGGGTGTTCCTCTATCTCTTTTAGGTTATTGGCGATGGTAGTAGCTAAGTAACCTATTGCATTGGCATTATCAATTACTATCTGATGCTTACCCTCTACCTTTACAGATATAGTGATAGGTTTCTTAAAACTTACTCCAAATTGGTTAATCTCCTTATGGTTGTCAGCTATGGCTTTGGTGAATTTGGTGAGCTGTTCTATTCCAATGCCTGTAGCTTTCATTCCATCCAAGCACGTGCCACATGTATAATCAAAGATGAACAGAAGTAGAAACCAGAACTTGTCTATATCAACTCCCAAACCTTTTAAAGTATTTTGTATGTCCTCATTGGCTATATAATCTCCGTATGTGAAGTTGCCATATAGTTTATTCTGATTGTATCTTCTTATGAATAGAGGTAAGGCGGTAGTGCCACAGACGTATCTTTCTCCTGTGGCTGGGTCTATATCTACGTCTGGAACATATTTAACGGCTATGGCTTCCATGTATTCCAAACGGGTGTCAATGTTTATATAATCTTCCTTTAGCTTCTCCATAATCATTAGTTTAAGGCAAAGTTAAAAAATAATCCTCACCTGCATTTGCTGCAAGTGAGGAATTTGTGGATAGGATATGCCTTAGTAATCAGAATCTCCTGTGAACGTATCCATAAGTTTATCCATTTGTTCACCTATGCACTTGTCTATTAGCTTTGCATAGTGGGCAGTCATTCGTGTATTGGTATGTCCCAACATCTTAGAAACGACTTCCAGAGATATGTTATTAGCTAAAGTAACGGTACTTGCGAATGTGTGCCTACTTGTGTGAAAGCAAATCCGTTTATTGATTCCACAAAGTATAGCTATATCCTTTAGATATTTGTTGATGTCCGCAGGGTCTTGAATAGGGAGTAGTTTCTCTCCACCCTTGTACTTATCCAATATCAGTTTGGCGATAGGGAGTAGGGGGATGCGTGATAGAACTCCTGTTTTAACTCTACGCTTCTTAATCCATATTCTGCCTGTACTGTCTTTCTCAAAGTGCTCTGGTGTCAAGGTCTTAATGTCAATGTAACTAAGCCCAGTGAAGCACCCAAAGAGGAACATATCTTTAGCACGCTCCAATCGTGGCAGAGGAGTATCAAAGTTAATAATCTTCCTCAATTCTTCTTCATCCAAGAAATCCACTTCTACGGGTTCACGTTCTACTTTATAAGCATTTACAGGATTGTAGGATATATAAGAGTTGGCGACAGCTAAATTTAGTAACTTCTTTAAGAACTTTAAATGCTTGGTGCAGGAGTTTTGTCCCATCTTCTTCTCTCCTAAAAGGTAAGCATGGAATCCTTGAATGAAACCTAAGTTTATCTCTCTTAAATATAAGTCCTTACGTTCATATTTCTTCTGAATAAACTCTTTGAATAGTCTGCCTGTATATTCAAACACCCAATAAGTGGCAGGGGCAACAGTTTTACCTACCATTGCTTTGCGCTCTGTATTATGTTCATTCAGAACATCCAATAAAGTCTTCTCGTTCAGAGCTTCCACCTTATCTGTGATAGCTTCTTTTAATAGTTTAGCAGTGATAAGATAACCCTTTTGGAGTAGCTCAATTTCTTTTTGATATATCTTATTCCGTAGTTGAATCAGATAACCGTTGATTAGCTGCGCTTCTTCACTCTTGCCTTTTACAGCTTGCTTCTCTTTGTTCCAGTCAGCAGCAGGTACGTGTTTACCTGTACTAAAGTAGATTCTCTTTCCGTTAGTGGTGATTGAAACCTCAATAGGTGATAGACCTTTTTTGTTTTGCTTACTTTCTCTTAATGAAAAGTAAACCATTGTACAATGTTTCTCCAT